AATGAACCTATTTTAATGGATGATGTTAATAATCCAGGAAGTAAGATTATGACTAAACCATTAACTATAACAATTAAAGTATTTCTAAAAGTTGAAGGGATTAATGCTAATTATAATATTGAAGTTAATCCTAATGATCTTGAAGTATGGAATGAATCTATGCAATTTAGACATGTTGTTACATATAGAACAAGAAAAGGTATAACAAGAACTGTTTATTATAATTAAGAATATATAGCCATGACAGATCAATTAATCTCATTTGAGACAGCTAAATTAGCTAAGGAAAAAAGTTTTAATGAAGATATGTGTCATTGTGGAGGATTTCCTGATTGTATATGTACTGATTTACGTCCTACTCAATCTTTACTTCAAAAATGGTTAAGAGAAGTACATCATTATCATGTTATTGCTGAACCATATCCTCATTCAGATGGATTCTTAAGATGGAATTGTTTAGTTAATAACTTACGAAAAACAACTAATAATTGTTTTCTTAATTATGCTATAATGTCACCATTTAAAGGTACATACGAAGAAGCACTTGAAATTGGTTTACAAGAAGCATTAAAACTTATATAATATGGACTATAAAGAGAAAAAAGCAATAGCTGATGCTTATCTTATAAAGAAAGCTGGCGTAGATTGGGATGAACTATCTGATATTAATAGTCTTCATGATTGTGATACACAAGAAGATGTATTTGCTGCTTGTGATGATAGATTAGAAGAAGATGGATTTCCTATGGATGATATTGGACCTACTGGAGATATAAATGATGGAGAAGATGATAATCTTAAATTTATTGATTTCTAAATTATGGAATTTAAAGATAAAGTATCTATATATGGTGGATATGGCTTCACCAATGATCAAGAGAGAGGTCTTGATTTATTAAACAAATGGTATAATGATCCAAAAGATCTTCTATTTACACTTAGTGGTAGAGCAGGTACAGGTAAAACATATATGCTTAAATATTTTATTGATAAAATAGTTAAGAATCCTATATGTGTATCTGCTCCTACTCATAAAGCAGTAAGACAAGTAGAAAGAAGCACAGGACGACAAGGTAAAACATTACAGAGTATTCTTGGTCTTCGTCCTAATGTAAATCTAGATACTTTTGATTTACATAATGTTCAATTTGATCAATTAGGAACTCCTACTATAAGTAATTATAGAATTATTGTAATTGATGAATGTAGTATGATTAATTCTGATTTACTTAATTTACTTATAAAGAAAGCAAGTGATTTAGGTGTAAAATTACTTTTTGTAGGTGATCCATGTCAATTACCACCTGTTAATAAGCATAATGAAAATGATGCTAGTATTAGTCCTACATTTGAATTGAAGAATAATTATGAATTAAAGGAGATCATAAGACAGAGTAGTGATAATCCTCTTACACAACTACTAGAAACTATTGTTGATGATGTAAATATAGATGGTAGTAAGTTTATTAAGTATTTAATTGATCATCCTAGTAGAGTAAATGAAAATGGAGAAGGGTATAAAATATTTAACAATAGAGAAGAATTTCAAGCAGTAGCTATTGATTGTTTTAAGAATGATAAGTTTAGTAAAGATCCAGACTATGCTAGAATTGCTGCTTGGAAAAATGATACTGTTATGAATTATAATCATGCAGTTAGAAATGCACTTATTCCATATTTTACAGGAGAACCTGTAAAAGAATTACTTGATATGAATGATCTTCTTATTGGATATAAAACTATTACAGATGAATTTAATAATGTTACATTAACTAATAGTGAAGATTATGTAATTAATAGTGTAGTTCCTAGAGTTGCTGAAGGAGGATTTAATGCATATGCAGTTGAAATTGAACCTAGACATGGTGGTAAAATTGTTACAGTAAATGTAGTTGATTATAGAGATAAGACTTTTATGGTATTTTATGAAATTGTGAAGAAAAAGTATTTTAATGCTTTATTTGCAAATACCGATAAAGGTGCTAAATGGAGAAAGTTCTATGAATATAAAGATAATTTTCTTACATTAATTACATTTCCTATTAAGCAAGGTGAAGATATTAAGACTAGAGTGCAAAAAGATATTGATTATGCATTTAGTTTAACTACTCATAAGCTACAAGGTAGTACTATTGAAAATACTTTTGTAGATTTAAATGATATGCTCTATTATAGTACAGGTAGAGTTGTAATGAATACTAATTGGGCTCCTAGAGCAACTGAGATTAGAAATAAGTTGATTTATACTGCAATTAGTAGAACTAGTAAGTTTTGTAATCTATATCTAAATTTGAAATAATGAATTTAAAACAACAAATTTCTAGATTAAAATCTCTTAATCTTCCTAAGAGTGAAAAACAAATAACAAGAATTAGAGAATATACTATTATTGACATTGAATATGAAGATCACACTAGATCTCTTCATAGAGTTAATATAGGATTTACTGCTTATGAATTATTAGGATTACTTGAGCATGTAAGACTTGACCTTCATCAACAATTTACTCATCCTGAACAATTCAAAACTGTTACTAGAAAAGGTGAGCATAATACTAAATTTAATATTAAAAAGAAAGATGAAGCTATTTAAATTTTCTAATGAAAGACCTAATCATAAACATCATATTAGTTTTGATGCTTATTTAGAAAGTGCTTTAGTATTTGGTACTGTTATTGGGATAGATACTAATGTCAGACCTACTGAATATATATTTCAGTTGGCTATTATTTGTATAGTATTTACTATTAGAATACGATGACAGAATTTACTTGTTCTAAATGTGATATATGTGTTCTTAATAATCATCATCCATTAATTGGTGATGGTAATTTAGATGCTAATATTATGTTTATAAGTAGAAATCCAAGTGCTTTTGAAATGAAAAACGATATACCCCTCTATAGTAAAGATGGTATGTTATTTCAGAAGTATTTGGATTTATTTAATTTTAGCAGAGATTTAGTATATATTACTAATGCTATAAAATGTAGAACTCCTGGGCATAGATATCCTACTGATCAAGAAATATATAATTGTTATGAGTATCTTGATAATGAGATTAAAAATGTCAACCCTAAAATTATTGTTCTATTAGGCGATACTACTATTAGAGCATATTTTAAGTTAGCTTTTAAGAATCTAAGTGTACATTCTGACACTCTTAATGCTAAATATATGATTCATAATGGGAGAATTATATTATTTATGATTCATCCTGCACATGGACTAAATTCCATATATGTTAGAACTGATATTTATAAAGCGTTTTTAACATTATTAAGTTTATATAGATATATAAACCCTGCGCATCAAATTAATTTTAATCTTTAAATTATGACTAAAAAAAGTTTTATAATCAGAGCTTGTATAGCGGTTATTGCTATAACTGTTATCCTTATGACAGGAAGTAGCATGAGAAAAGTTAAAGTGGAGAAAGTTATTCCAACTACTGTTTGTATTGATAGTGCAATGATGAAAATGTATATTGCTCAACGTACAGATCAATTATTTAATTATCTTCATGCTTTAAGTTTACTAGAATCAAATGGTGATCCTACTGCAAGAAGAAGTGGTAGTGGATATATTGGTAATTATCAAATAGGTAATAGTGCTAGACAAGTTATTGGACTAGGACAATTAAATAATGAAGGTAATTATCAAGTTATGTTAAATGATTCATTTCTACAAGATATGATAATGCTTAGACTATTACAAGCAAACGTATCAGAGATGAGAGAATATTTTAAAAAATATAATAATACAAAACGTGGTGGTTGGTATATTACTAATAGTGGTATTCTTGCAATGACTCATCTTATGGGTGGTGGAAACACTAAAGATTTTCTTGATAAAGGAATAATATCACATGATGGTAATGGTCGTCCTATAACAGATTATCTACAATTAAATAATTTTAATATATTTATAGATAGTATTGCTACTGGAGGATATATAAAAAATATTCTTGCTAAAGTAAAAATCAAATAATTTAAAACATAATCATATGGTTGGTGCTTATTATGATATCGAGGCGTTTGGTAATTATATTAGCTTTCTTTTTGTTAATATGGTTAATAAACAAGAATGGATTGATGCATATATTGAAGCTGATATTAACAATGATATAGAAGCTAAAAAAGAAGCACTCAACCATATTGATTATGCTCATTTTGTACTTCATGAAGAGCAATATGATGCTGTTGCATTCTATGAATTTATGAAAGATATAAAATTGCTTATTGGATTTAATAGTTTACGATTTGATAATCTATTAGTAGATTATATGTATATTATTAAACCTATAGTTCTTGCTGGTGATACTAATATATGGGCTATAAATAAGATTAAGATGCTTTGTGATACTATAATAGAAAATGGTGATATAAATTATAAGTATTTTGATGAAGAACTAAAGAAGTTTAAAGAATGGTGGACAAGTATTGATCTTTTTATGGCATTATTTGAAACTGTTGCTAGAAAAAGTTTAAAACAATCTGCAATTAATATTAAATGGTATAGAATAGAAGATTTACCATTACGTCCTGATGCTACTATAACAAAAGAACAATTTCAAGAGATATTTGATTATAATATGAATGATGTTCTTATTACTAGAGCATTGCATTTAAAGAAGAAAAAGGAATTTGAATTAAGAATTAATATTGGTGCTAAATATAATGTTAATGTTCTTACTTCAAATAGAAGTGGTATTGCAGATAAATTAATGATTAAATTTTATGAAGATTATACAGGATTAAGATATTTTACTTTCAAAGATAGAAGAACTCTTAGAAGTACTATTAATTTTGGAGATATATTAAATTCAAAGATAAATTTTAATACTCCTGAATTGAAAGCACATTATGAAGCTATTAGAAATACAGAGTTTTATATAGAAGGTAAATATAGAAGAATTATTCTATTTAAAAACAAAGGATATACAATTGCAACCGGTGGATTACATAGTATAGATAGACCTGCTAGATTTGAAGCAGATCATAAAACTATTATTATGCGTGATGCTGATGTAAGTAGTTATTATCCTAAATTAATTGAAAATGAAGGTGCTTGTCCTGCTCATATTGCCGATGTAGCATTTAGTCATATTGTTCATATGATTACAGAAGATAGATTAAAATATAAATCTGATTTCAAATTACTCAAAAAACAAGGAAGATATGCTGAAGCAGAAGATGCTAAAGTTGGTGCTGAAGCACTTAAGATTGTAGCTAATAGTGGATTATTTGGTAAGATGGGTTATGATGGTTGGTTATTTGATCTTAAAGCTATGTATCAAGTTACTTTAAATGGCCAATTATATTTAATGATGATGATTGAACAATTAGAAGAAGCTGGAATTGAGATTATAAGTGCAAATACAGATGGTATTTTAGCTAGATTTAATGTATCTAAAGAAGATGATTATAAAAGAATTACTACAGATTGGCAGAAGTTTACTAAACTTGATTTAGAGTTTGCTAATTATATTAAATATGTTAGAACAGGTGTAAATTCTTATATTGCTATTAAGAAAGAATGGTTAGATGATCCTTGTGGAGAAGATAATATTAAAAGAAAAGATGAATTCTTAATAGAAGTTGAGTTAAGTAAAGGATTTAATGCACCTATTGTAGCTATTGCTATTGATAAATATATTGTTAATCAAATACCTATTGAACAAACTATAAGACAACATACAGATATATATGATTATTGTATAAGTGTTAAGACTGGTGAAGTATATGATAAACAATTGCATACTACACAAAAAGGTGAATATACTATTGATCCTTTGTCTAAAAATTTAAGATATTATGTATCTAATAATGGTGGTACATTACTTAAACATAAGAGAACTAAAGAAGGATTAGATAAGTATGCTCAAATGATCAAAGGAGTATTAATAACTCCATTTAATGATTATTTTAAAGTCAGTAATATGAGTGAATATGATATTAATTATCAATATTATATTAAACGTGCTACTGATTTATTACTTAAAATAGAAGGTGAATATAAACGCCCTAGTGGAAGTAGAGTATTTCATGGAAGTAAGAAAAAAGGTGTTTCACAAATTGGTCATATGTTTGATAATATTGAATAAAATGAAAAATTTAATTATTGTTATTTTACTATTTAGTTCTATTATTGTTAATGCACAATCTTTAACTGTTTCTCTTGGTGATTCTCAAACTAGAGGAATGAGTAGTCTTAATTTTCAAATAGAACATATAAGTATCTTTGGTGGATGGCAACCAAATAGAACTCCATTTGCACATATACGATATAATTCATATTATAGTGGAATTACTTATTATGTTAATCCTACTAGAAGCAATATATACTTAACTGGAGGTTATGCAATTAATGGTATATATTATTTAGAATATGGAAATATGTTACCTAAAAATACAGTTAATTGTATTATAGGAGTTAGAACTTTTCTACATGAGTATATATGGCGCATAACTAAACGATTTTCTTTTGATATAGGAGCAGGAGCCATATTTAGTACTAATCGTGTTGATCCTAATATAGAATGTACTCTTAATTTTAAATTATTCTAATGGCAAAACAAACTAGTAATTATAATTGTATTCTTTATGAACCTGGAGATAAGGTTAGAGAGAAGCATGGTGAAGATGAAGTTCTTGAAATAGAAGCTACGAGAATTGGTAATGTAGGTTTATTTACTTGTCAATTCTTAAGATTCAAAGATAAAGAAGATGATATTGGATGTTTTAGTAATCTATATATTCCAGTAGGTGAAACTATTGAGAAATATAAAGATGGATTAAAATATCTTGATGAAGTTAAAGTTAGAAGTAAACAAGTTGAAAAAGGTATTAAAATTCATAAACAAATAGAAAAGAAAATTAAACAGGATAACTCTCTTACTCCTGAAGATCTAAAGCCTCATTATGTCGCTATAGGTACGTTTAACGGAAGAGCCCCCATAAATAAAGAAGGTGAGAAATAATGTAATTATAAACAGTCAATAAAACTTAAAGTCATGTCAGATAAACTTATTATTAAAATATTAGCAATAATTGCTGGAATTGCAGTAGCAACAATAATTATGATTCTTATTGTATCTAGACAAAGAGATAAACAATATCAAGCAATTAGTGATCTTAATTTTGCTTTGCAAGATAGTTTACGTGTTACTAAAAATAAACTTGGTCAATTGACTACAACTACTACTGTATTAACTGCTGAAAATACTTATTTATTTACAAATATAAAAAGTAAAGATGCTGAAGTAATTAGATTACAGAATGTAGTTAAGACATATGAAAAAAAGAATGGAGATTTAAATACAGCATTAGCAATTAGTGATGAAACAGTAATGAATTTACAAGATAGTATAACTAATAAAATTATTGGATATAGTACAACTACTGATACTACTGGACTTATCACAAGATATCCTATATATACTCGATCTTTTACTAAAGAATGGTATCATGGTGATGTTACAGTGGGTTTAGACACTCTAGCATTACATGTAACAAATATTAATGCATATGATATAACAATAGGTGAAGAAAAAGTATCATTATTTAAGAAGAAATTATTTGCTAATGTTACTAATCTAAATCCTAATACTGAAACTAAAGTATTAAAAGTATATCAAAAGCAGGAAGTAAAGACGAAAGTTGGAGGCTTTCTACTTAAAAATGGAGTTAAGATAGGAATAGGAATTGGAATTGGATATATATTATTTAAATGATATACTATGGAATTAGACATTACAAAAATCGACAGACAGAAAGCAGGAATCAACAAATGGAGAAATGCAAATGGTAAAGGTACATTAGCTCATCCTCCTAGATTCGGTAAGACTTATGAAGCAATAGTATTTGCTATTAATCCTCATTTAAATAATAATTCTAATAACCGTGTTATAGTTTTAGTTCCATCTGAAATTACTGGTAAACAATGGGATGACAATCTTAAAAGTTATGCTGATAGTTTAGATAGAATTACAGTTTATACTGCAAATTATTTAGCAAGTAATCCAGAAGCAAAGTTAGAATGTAGTTTTCTTATTGTAGATGAATTACAAAAATTTCTTACTGATGATAGGAAAGCAATGCTAGATGGTACTAGAATAAAGCATCATTATAGATTAGGATTAACTGGAACTTATCCCCGTGGAATTGAATGGATTGATACTTTATATCCTATTGTTGATACTATTACTGAAGAAGAAGCAATTACTAATGGTTGGACTAGTCCATTTGTAGAGTATAATATTCTTCTTGAGTTTCCTGTAAATGATAAAGCTAGATATGAAAAGTTTAGCAAACCTATTACTGAAAGTTTACTTTTAGTGCATCCTCTATTATCCACTCTTATAAGAGAAGAAAATAAACCAATATTTGAAAATGAATTAAAACTTCTTCAGGCTTGTAAAGCTGGATTTAAAACTACTACATTAAGTGGTGCTGAAACATATATTACTTATGATAGATTATGTAATACCATTGCATTTATGCAAGGTTGGTCTACATCTTTAGATGTTAGTGTTCCTGTGAATGCTGAACTTCATGCTTTATGGAGTCCTATGGCTATTCATGAGAGAGCTAAGACATTTATGGATTATATAGGAAGAAGAAATCAATTAATGATTGATAATCCTATTAAACTTGAAATGATTGGTGAACTTATTGCAAGAAATTTAGTACCTACCATTATATTTAATGAAAGTACTGTCTTTGCTGATAGTGTTGCTGATTACATAAATGCTAGATTTAATGGTGCATATAGAGCAGCGTGTTATCATTCTAAACTTGATTCTAAAGTAATGATTGATCCTAGTACTGGAGAATATTTTAAATTTACAACAGGAGATAGAAAAGGATTACCTAAAACTTTAGGTAAAGATAAGATAAAGAGTATTGTAATCCAGGCATTTAAAGAAGGATATTATCATTGTATAAGTACTGCTCATGCTCTAGATGAAGGATTAGATGTTTCTACTATTGAACAAGTAATTACTACTGGTGGAACAACAAACCCTATGACATATCAACAAAGAACTGCAAGAGGAAAGACTATGGATAGTTATAATCCTAATAAAGTTACTAAGATATTCAATTTAGTATTTGATGATTTTAGTAATAGTGAAGGAGAATTAATTAAAAGCAGGGATAAAACTAAATTAGTAGTTAGACAGAAAGAAACTGGTTCAACTGTAAAGTGGATAAAAACACTGGACGACATAAAATTTAGCGATAATGAATAAAAAATATTAACTTTTCCTTGCATATCTGGTTTTAATGTTTTATATTTATACGAAATTCAATACAGAAAAAACAAATGGGTAACGAATTAAAGACTATTGATAGGAATTTTGATGCTACGATTGCTAGTTTTGATAAGATTAAGAAGGTAGCTGAATATATAGCTACATCTGAAGCCTTTACAAAAGGTTTTGAAATGAAAGATAAAGATGGTAAGACTATCATTGATACCGAAACTGGTAAACCTAAGATTAATGTAGCAGATGTAGCTCTTTGTTTAATGGCAGGTCATGAATTAGGACTTGATATTGGTGGTTCTATTATGTATGGTAAGAAATTAAATCAACTTACCTACATGAGTGTAATGAAAGGTAGAAGTTTAGGAATTGATTTAGCAACTTCTATTGAAAAGATCATAACTATTGTTGGAAAGAGTGGTAATGCTACTAGTTATACAATGGTTAATATTATTACTGCTAAATTAAATAGTAATAATGTAGTATTTCTACCTCTTATTAAAAATTATGCTCCATTTTATATTTATAGTGATGCAAATGGTGCAGAATTAGAATTAGATAAAGTTCTTGATGAACAAGATGAACTTAAACCTGAATATGCTTTAATTAATCTTAATGATAAACCAGAAATAATTCAAGTAAATGTTAAAGCTGCAAAAGATGCAGGTAAAATAATTGTTACTAGAGTTCAACATGGTTATTATACTAAAGCAAAGTTTGTTAGAACATATCCTGATGGTCATATTGTAACACATTATCAAAGATTCTCTAGTCTTGATGCAGAAAGGGCTGATTTATTACCTACTTTTCAATTGGCTCCTGATGGTAAAACATGGCAGAAACTTCAAGATGGTAAAGATAATTGGATAAAAAGTACTCCTCAAATGATGCTCAATAGAGTTATTAGCATTGGTGGAAGAGTAGTAGGTGATGATCTTCTTCAAGGTGTGTATACTAGAGAAGAGGTAATTAGTGCAGGATTAGTAGATGAAAAAGATGCACCTGTAGTTGATATAGAATCCGAAGTAGTTAAATAAATAGATGATCAAGTAATTATTTCTAAAAGTAGATCGCAAAAGATAGGTATTATTACCATATAAGCTGAAAAGCACATAGGCGATATCTTACAATGACAAAATAATACACTGAATCATCAACTCATTTTATAATTCGTTTTAATTTTTATTTGTTAAACTTAATTTATTATTAACATGAATCCAGTATCTAGATTTTCAAGTTCTTTCGTTGGTAAAGCAGTAGCTAGTGGTAGTAAAGTTCAGGGTAGAACGTTTCCTGCTTTGACAGTAGCATCAACAAAAGATAAATTTGTTCTTAATTCAAAAGCTCTCGCATTAATGGGACTTAGTGAAGGTTCATATGTGGTTATGATTGATATGAACAAAGGTAATGTTGTTACAGAAAATCCTAACGAAAGATTTTATCTTACAGCAGGATGGGATAAAGGTAAAGGCAACTTTGAAGGTGCAAAAATTGGTAAAGGTGGATCATTCTCATATTCTGGAGTATATTCAGCAATAGTAATGGGAAAACCTGAAATATCAGAAGCTAATATCAAAGATATGGCTGCTGCTGGAAAAGGAATTCTTAGGAAAACTAATGAAGGTACACCTGATGAGAAAGAAACATTCATAGGAACACAGAAAGTTGAATTTAAAGTTGAGAAACTTGTTCAGCCTAATCCTACTGCAGGTGAAGCAGATCTTACAGAGTTTGAAGTATCTAGTGGTGTATTCCAGACAGTATATGCTCTTACAGAACAGGAAATTACTGCTCACACTCCACGTACCGATGGTAAAGAAGATGATGAAGCCACTCAGGAATAATTAACTCTTTTACTTTCATATTTCAGTTTTATTACAAAAGGAGTAGTTATTCTTATAGCTACTCCTTATTTTTATTAATCATTAAATATTATTATTATGCCATTACTTGATCTAACAATTTCAGCAACTACTAGACTTGGACTAGAACCTCTTAAAGGTACAGATGGTAAATATCTGTATGGAGGTATAGTTCCTACAAGAGTAGTTGATTTTCATGTTGGTTCTCAGAAACATACAAAAGGTGAATTTAAAGACCTTGATGTTCCTGTATTACAGGTCGAATTTGAGAACTTTAAATTGAATGCTAGTGATCCTGATCGTTTTTATACTCATAGTCTTAAAATAGTTGGAACTAAGCAACTTGTTAAAGGAACTATTGATCAGTATGAAGATAGACCAGCATTAGATGTTGATAATGATACCATTTCATTATGGAAGAGCATTAAACATTTTCTTGAATCTCTTGCTGGAAGTCCTAATTACAGAAATATAGTTGATATTCCTAAAGATATTCAACTTTCAACTTTTGATCTTCCTGGACTTCTACCTAATATTACATCCGCAGAAAGGATTACTAAATATCAGAAATTCTTTGATTATTTAGTAGCATTTGTAAATGGTGATGGAAAAGATATTAAATCACAGATTCTTACTACTGAAGGAGATGCACTTCCTATGTGGGTAAAGGTACTTCCTAATTATGATAAAGATGCTAAACGAAATGCTAAATATTTTGGTATTTCTAGATTTATCAATCAAGGAGTATTTGAAACAATGAAATTAGATAAAGGTATTCCTGCTGGTGGACCAAAGATCATTAGAATTAAAGCAACAGAAAGTCTTGAACTTATTGCTACAACTAGTGGTCCAAGTAATATGGGAGCATCTAGTGGTAATTTACCTAATGCAGGTGGTATTGATCCTGCTGTACAAAATCTTTTGAAAGGATGATTTGTTAATATTAATTAAGAGGGTAGTAGAAATACTACCCTTTTATTATATTTAAATATGAAATTATTAGAGAGTGATAAACTTAAAGAAACTATATTAAAAGATTATGACCAGATTTCATTATTTGCTACATATTTTGAGATTGCTGAGAATGATATTAATTATTGTCTAGAGAATAAGAATTATAAGATTAGTAATCCTCTTCGCGATGATAGAGATCCTTCTCTTGGTTTTATGACTGTAATGGATAAGCAAAGTAGTTATTTCAAATTAAAAATGTATGACTGGGCTGATCCTTATTATAGAGGAGATATATTTGATTTAGTAGGTAAGATTAGACATTTGAATAGTAATAAAGCACTTGATTTCATAACTATATGTAAAGATATTATATATACTATGAAAGAAAAGACAGTTCAACATACTATTAAAAAGTTAACTCTTACTAAAACTGAACCATTTACATTTATACATATAGAACCTAGATTATGGTGTAGTAAAGATATTGAATTATGGAATAGTTTTGGACTTCCATTTAATGAATTTAAACATATTATTTTTCCTCTTAAACATAGTTTTATTTCTAATTATTGCGATTATACTTATGATGAAAACGATCCTGGTTATGCGTGGATTAGTGGATATTATGATAGTAAGACTTTATATACTTTATATTTTCCTTTTAGAAAAGGTAATGATAAGTTCAAACCTAGATTCAAGAAAAATAATAAGTTTTATCCATTAGAATGTATTCATGAATTAAAACCAGCTGATATTCTAGTAATTACTAAAGCATATAAAGAGAAATTACTTATTAATAGACTTCTTCCACAGATTGAAAAAGAGCATACCATTCAAGTTAGTAATTTTACTTCAGAAAGTATTGTATTATCAAATGATTTTGTAATGAAGTTATATGATATTTATCCTACTGTAGTAACTAATACTGACTTTGATTATACTGGATTAAAAACTAGTAGAGAGCATAAGAAAAGATATGGTATGCTAAGATTTGTTCCTACTAATGGAAGATTTGGAACTTATGATTTTGGAGGTAAAGATTTGTGTGAGATTCATGCTAAACATGGTTTACAATATTGTGTAGATATATTACAAGATTCCTATAATTATTTAAAACAAGAAATAGAATATGAAAAACTCTTATCCAGTGACTCCAATTATTGAAGTATTAAATACTCAAATTGACAAAAATACAGGAGCTAAACGACTGCTTTTATTCACCCCCCTTAAAAAGAAAGAGCATGATAGTTTTTGCAATAGATTAACTTTATATCTTCAGCATCATAAAACTAGTAGCAAACGAAAAGAAATGGATATTGAATTAGAAAAACAATATAATTTTACTTTCGGTGATGTTGTTGCTTGTGGTAATACTGAAATGGAAACTAGACAAGCAAATTCATATATAGAAGCAACTGCTTTAAAGATTAATGAAGTATGGAGAAGAAATTATAAATGTTTTGTTAATAAAGATTGGAAGAATCCAGAGAATAGACTAAATCTTCCATATCATGATGATGGTGGTTGTAGTTGGAATTGCCTAATGACTAAATTAAAGAATCCAAAATATGGAGTTCTATTTACTATTCCTATTGAAAATAAATCTAAATTTGGACTAAATGGAGAATATTAATCTTACTGATGCTCATAGAGAATTACTCTATGGGTTTTCATTGCAACAAGGTGCAAATATTACAAGACTAAGAATGTATGATGGACATAATATATTCAGATATTCTATACTTGAAGATACTCTTATAAGAGTTGCAATGGAAAGAAAAGGATCTAAAATTAAGTTTGAATATATGCCTGGTCATATATATTTCTTTTGCCTTAATAAACATAGTGCTGAAGATAAACTTAATAAACTATTTAAAGATGTTGATGATACTATTAAATCTCAACTTACTTTAGATAAACCTCTAGCAACCGCATCTTCTTTATCTATGGGGGTTGGTGAAAATATCATTGATAAATCAATAAATACTGAATAAATGCAAACATTATTTACCATAGAGGATAAAGAAACTGGTGGAGTTAAAACTCTTCTTCATGTATCTAGTTATACTAGTACTGGACTTGCTGTAATTATATATAGTTCTGATGAATGGGGTAATCATATAAAGACTGTAAGGAAATTCTTTACAGGTAAAGTCGATATTCTATATCATAAGGCACTTCGTAGACAAGTAAAGATAGAAGGTGGTATTGTTCATAAAAGAGTTAGTGATACTCCTTTACAAAGAACTAAACAAATTGAAAGTAAATATCCTAATCGAGATAGTAAAGGTAGATTTAAAAAGGCTAGAAAGAAATGAATTATTTTGCTTATGTTCCAGAAGATTTTCTTCGTAAACAAGAGAAAATACATAATGAATGGCATATGCCAGATTTTAGAGATACTATTACTCTATTTAATTATTGTTTATTTGTACGAGAACGCATTAAGAGAAATCTTGATACTGCTCAAAAAATGATTGCATATAAATTTTTAATAAACTTAGAAAGATCATGAAAACAGAAATTAAATCAGATGGTAAACAGACTACAATTACTCTTATTCCTGAGAGTAGATTTGAAGAAAATATAGTTGAATCTATGAATTTATATGATGCTACTACAACAACAGTTAGATCAGATGAAAAGACATTAGAAATAATAATACATAATCACAAAATAGATGAAAGTAGGTACTAAATCTCTTCTTTTTGGAGTACACCAAGTATTTATACATCCTGTGTATGTATTTATTGCTTGGTGGAAGCTTTTTGGATTTCCTCGTGATCCTAGACTATGGGTTGCTTTTATAGTACATGATTGGGGATATTGGGGAAAGTCTAATATGGATGGTAAAGATGAAGGTGAAACTCATCCTGAACTAGGTGCTAAAATAATGCATAGATCATTTGATAAGAAATGTGAGAAAGGATTAAAGTATATATCACGAGGTAATGAGTGTTATATATGGTATAATTTTACTCTTTATCATTCTCGTTTTTATGCTAAAAATGATGTTCATCCTATATCTAGACTTTGTATTGCTGATAAGTATGTATTTTGTCTTGAAAATAAATGGTTTTATATACTTCGTGCTAAACTTAGTGGTGAATTATATGAATATATGGATGAAAATAAAGGTAGAGCAAAGATTCCATTTAAAAATGCAAGTGATTGGTTTGATTATGTATATAAATATATGCAAGAGTATGTTAAAGATGAAATAGATAAACTAACTAAATTTTAAATTATGGCAACCCCAATGCATCCTGTAAAATCTTCTCAAATATCTTATATTGGATATGATGAAGATAGTAAAGAATTATTTGTTACTTTTAAGAATGGAAGTACTTATAAATATGAAGATGTACCTAAAAATAGATATGAACAATTAATGAATTGTGAATCTATAGGTAAATATTTTGGTGAGATGATTAAGAATGTATATGAATTTACTAAAATTAAATAAGATGAACATAGTTAATGTTCTTAATGAACAACTTAAACATACTACTCATAAATATTTATTTGTATCTATTATACAATCTAGTAAAAAGTTTGATTATAGAGATAGAGTAGAGCAATGTACTGATTTTAAATTAAGATGTATATCTGAAGTACATAAAGATTTTTATGATATTATTAATTTACAATTTTGTAGTACAGATATTAGAGAAGTTAATATGGATAAAGCTGTAGAACGATATAATGAAGAGTTAATCAAAGTTCTTGCTTTTAGTAAAGAAACTATTGGATTAGAAACTCTACAGAGTACTCCTGTTAAAACTTTTAGAGACATTATGAAACTAATTAGTGAAGATAAACCTTTAAGTAAATAAATTATGATTATAGGTGTTAGTGGTAAAATAGGTAGTGGTAAAGATACTGTTGGTAATATTATACAGTATCTTACTGAACCAGAACTACAAGAAAATAGTGATTGTTTAGACTTTCTTAAGAATGGATTTGCAATGACGCAATATCCTTTTACTTGGCAAATTAAAAAGTTTGCTGATAAACTTAAAGAATGTGCTAGTTTAATTCTTGGTATTCCTAGAGAAGATTTAGAGAAGATTGAAGTTAAGAATAGAGTACTTGGAAAAGAATGGATTAGATATGGTAAAGCCAATGGATTTTTTATTAAAGGTGATGAACGTATTATGAATAATGAACCTTGTAGTAAAGAAGAATATGAAATAGAATTAAAAACTAATTGGCAGACAACATATAAACTTGAACATACACCAAGAACTATTCTTCAATTATTAGGTACAGAAGTTGGTAGATTTATTCATCCTGATTTCTGGATTAATGCATTGTTTGTTAATTATAAATTAGTATCTTTTCAACATTCTCTAATTGATCATTCTGGAAATAGTAATCCAAATATTATTATGGTTGGAGAACTAATGGTTGTTGAATTTCCTAATTGGATTATTACTGATATGCGATTTCCTAATGAATTAGATAGTGTTAAAAGTAGAGGAGGAATTACTATTAGAGTTAATAGAGGTATAAGATGTAAAGATGGCCTTTCAGATATTACTAATAGAATGATACAAGAAATACATCCTTCTGAAACTGCTCTTGATAATGCTATCTTTGATTATACTATTGATAATAATGGTACTATTGAAGAGTTAATTGAAAAGGTAAAAGAAATATTAATTAAAGAAAAGATAATCTAATGGAAGTAATAGGTGAATTTAAAGATGGTTATATAACCAAGGTAGATATTAATGAATTAGCTAATCTAACAGGTTATAATTCTAAATATACTAGTGGATTTAAATATCCTAAAATTGGAGATAAAATAGATATACCTAGTTTATATGAAAGAGTTACTAAAATAGAAAATTTAATAGATAGCGGTTTATCTGATAGTATTGATGATTTAAATAAAAAAATCAAATCACTTAATGTTGTTAAAGATATATTTAAAGATATAGTAACTAGAAAAAAAGAAACTCCATGATTAATGTATCTATAAATAGTATTCATTTTGGACATTTAGGACATGGTATTGTTGTATGGACTACTGAAATAGAAGAAAATAATAATTATAAAAAACTAGCCCATATTAATCCAGATAGAATAATTACATGGTATGAACAATGTAATGGTAAGATTATAAATAAAGTAAGATTATATGCAAGAACTGCTAATCCTACTATATCTGTTACTCAAAATGATCAATTTGTATTTAATAAGAAAGTATAATGTGGAAATATATAATTTTCTATTGTATGCCATTGTTTACTATCACTACTGATAGTATTCCTGATGTAATAACTAATAAAGATACTTGTTTTATATATGTATCTTATACTAATCGAGAACTAGCTTTTCTTAGATATAAATTATTGAAAGAAGATACTAGTCCAAAGAATGATGTAAAGATTGATAGTGTTTTTATAAAAACTAGATAAAATGAGCAGATCAGATGAACCATATTATCCAATTAATAGTTTTATTGGTATTACTATTGAAGAAAAAATAATATTAGAGTTTGTAAAAATAACTCGTATAACACATCCTAATTATACTATTGAAGCTATTTTAGAATATGCTATAAAAGATGCAAATGTATTTATTAAACAAATTATTAATACTAATTAATATGGAAATAATAATCAGAAGTAAAAGTACTTCTTTATTAGAAGAACTTGTAGAAGCATTTAAAGAAGGTAATTATGTAGAAGGTGATACTCAATCTTGTTATATAGGTGATAGAACTATAGAAGTTAATGATAATAATAAAGATTTAGTAATTATTAATATTGATTAATATGGAATTAATAAAATCATCTAGTGAAGTTATGCCTTATGATGATAATCCTCTTAAGCATATAGAACTTGTAGCACGGAATTGTTATAAGAGTGAAGACAAGATAACAAATGAATCTTGTACTCCTTTTGTACAAATGCTTAAGGATAGAAAACATATGGCTATGCTTGAGTTTTATCCTTTTTACTTTCATATTGATACTGAATTTAGTCATAGGCTTCTAAGTATTAATAATCTTCCTGATGTAAATGGTGATTTAATGTTACATAATGATCCTCATCAACCATATACACAAGCAAGTTGTAATCTTAGAACTGCTATGATGATAAGTAAATATGATGGTTATCTTGCTGGTGCAATACATCAAGAACATCCAAGTCTATATTTTCTATTTGATAGTATTTTAAGTAGTATAGGAGTTAATAATTATTGTCATTTAGTACAAGAAGATATGGTTGTTCCTGTACTTCGTTATCTTACTGGTCGTTTCATTTGTGATCGTGGTGTCAGTCATGAATTAGTTAGACATAGAATGTGTAGTTTTGCACAAGAAAGTACTAGATATTGTAATTATGGAAAAGATGATGTAAAGTTTATTATACCTAGTTGGATCCATGTTAAAGAAGGTATTTATAAATCTCCTATGGATTTTGAAGAAGTAATGTCTGTTGAATCTGATATGTTATTTGGACAGATGTTTCGTGCTGAAGGTACATATAGTGATCTTATTAAATTAGGATATGCGCCACAACAAGCACGTACAATACTTCCTAATAGTCTTAAAACTGAGATCATTGTTCAAGCTAGATTATCTGAATGGAAACATATATTTGAGCAAAGATGCTCTAAATCTGCACATCCTGATATGCAAGCATTAATGATTCCATTTAAAGAGAAAGTTTGTAAACACAATAGTGAATATAATACATATTTAAATTCTTAAACTATGGCACTTAATACTAAACGTAAAATATTCGATGAATTACAGTCCATTTGTGAAAGTGATAATATAGAACAAATGACACAATATTTATGTGATTATTTTACTACTGATGAATTGGTTGGATTAGTTGAACATATAAGAGAGGAGAAAGGATTATGAGACTATTTGCAAGAGATATAAAAGGGAACATTAAAGAGTGGAATATCACTCCTATTCCTGCATCTAATTCTGCGTCTATACAGACTGGCAGATTAGGTGGACAATTAATTGAAACTATAATAGAACATCCTGATATTACTACCCATATAGCAAGTAGAATTGCTAAGAAGAGAAAAGAAGGATATGTAAGTTTGAAAGATACTGGATTTCCTAATCCTAATGCTACATTATTTAATGCACAATTATATACATGGTTAGAAGGTACATTAACTAAATGTAATACAGATGCAAATAACAATCTTAAACCTATGAAATGTCAGAAGTTTAAAGAAGGTGTTGTTAAGTATCCTGCTATTGCTCAACCTAAATATAATGGATTACGAGCAGTTCTTAGATGGGAACATTGGGTTATTAATGAAGGTATATTTGCTGAACCTAAAGATGGTGCTAAACTAAGAACTAAAGAAGGATTAGAATATGTGTTACCACAGATTACTAGTAATCTTAGTAAAGCAATGTTTCAGTCTGAAATAGGTGAGTTAGTATTTGATGGTGAATTATATATTCATGGTAAACCATTAAACTATATTAAATCTAGTTGTCCTATGACTAATAGTCATGGTACGATTAGTAAACCTAGTGGTAATCCAGATGAAGTTGTATTTGTTATATTTGATCTAGCTATTCCAGATATTCTTCAAGATTGCAGATTAGTAGAATTAGCATCATTAGAATCTACAGCTAAACTTTGGATTGCTCCTCATATTACAATAAGTACTGATGCAGCAGCAATGGAATATAGAGATCTTTGTATTAAACAAGGATATGAAGGATGTGTGATTAGAGAAACAGATGAAGAATATGCATTTGGATTTAGACCTTCATTTATTCGTAAGTTTAAAACTCATTTAGATAGTGAATTTCTTATAGTTGATTTAATTCCTAAACCTAGTGATGATAGTTTGCCTTTATTTATACTTAAGAATGATATAAATAATGAGGTATTTGAATGTAATCCAACTGGGAACTGGGATTATCAAAGAGATTTACTTAATAATAGAGAAGAGCTTATTGGGAAGTTTGCAACAGTGAGATATAGAGAAAGAACTGGAACTGATAAGAAACTTCCTTTCCATGCAAATGTGATTGATATACGTGATAAAAAATAAGATATGCAAAAGACTACCAAAGATTTATTTCTTAAACTTAAAGGACTTCGTCCTATTGTTCATGGAGTGAGTAATGATTATGATACTGATTGGAAAACTGGACAAGTTATTGAATTATGGTTTTTACATATGCCTAATAAATATATTCCTTATAAGACAGAAAAAGAACTTCAAGATGCTATTAAAGTGCTTATTGATAGTACAGAAACTGATTTAGGATTTAGACTGCCAGAAACATTTAAAAAGATACCGCAATAATCATTGGTATTAGTACTTATAAAAAAGTTTATTATTATCAAAAATAATTTACTTTTTATTTGGAAATGTCGTTTAGATTAATTAAATTTAATAAAACATATTAATATGAATTACGTTGTTGGATTCCTATTTTCTCCTGATAGAAAAAATGTTGTATTGATTAAGAAAAACAGACCTGATTGGCAAAAAGATCAATTTAATGGTATTGGTGGTCATGTAGAAGAATATGAGACTGCTTGGGAAGCTATGGGACGTGAGTTTAATGAAGAAACTGGCGTGTTCTTTGATAGATGGGAATGTTTTCATGTAGGAAAGAGTATTGATGATCCTAGTGTTACAGTTTCTTTCTTTAAAGCATTTGATAAAGTATATGAGCGTGTATGTAGTATGGAAGATGAAGCAGTTGAAATAGTTTCTGTTGATTCTTTAAAGTCAATTAATTTAATATATAATCTTAATTGGCTTATTCCTCTTGCTCTTGATGATCAAACTTTTGAAACTACTGGTAAATTTACACTTAATAAAAACTGGAATGAACGTATTTGATATAGTAAAACAATATGATCTTTTAATGGCAGAATTAGAAGATAATGGAGGAGAACTTACTCCTGAACTTGCTACTGCTTTAACTGTTAACAAAGATGAACTTGATAAGAAAGTTCATGCTTATCATTTTATCATTAAAACTAAAGAAGCTGAAATTCAACTTGCTAAAGATGAACAACAAAGATTAATGAATGTTCGAAAGTCTAAAGAAGGTGTTATTGAAAAACTTAAGAATCTAGTTGATTTAGCAGTTGAAACTTTTGGTGTATATAAACCTAAAGCAGTCAATAAAAGTCTTACATTTAGTGATTTAAGTGTATCTCAAAAGAAAACTGAAGCATTAGAAATAGATGGTGAAATAGATGATGAAAGATTCTGTAGAAAACAACTTACAATTACACTTTCATATGAAGATACTAAGAAATTCAATGAACAATTAAGAGGTACTGAATTTTATCCAACTGAAACTATAATTGTTGATAATGCTAAACTTAAAGAATGGTTAATTGATAATGAAGAAGAACATAAAAATCTTTTATATCAATACAAAGAAAAAATGAATAGTCCTAATACTTTCTTTGATGAAATGGAAGTAATTACTGGTGATAAACCTGTAGATGAAACAAAGATACTTAAAGAAAAAGATATTTCTATTGTTTTGAAAGCTAAGATTAATCATAATTCAACAGTAATTTTCAGATAACCCCATAAAAAGAAGAATATGACACAAGCCGAATTTGCAGGTACTCTTAATAATTATCATAAAGATAATTTTAAACAATTTGCTACTGAATTTATGCATAATATTACTAGACTAAGTATGGATTTATGTAGTAGAGTGGTTACTAGTTTATGGGGATGTTCAGAAGTTGGTTATTTTGGTAATAATGTATATCATTTACTAGAAACTGCTGCTAGTGCTGATCCTAATGTACAACTTGAACCTAAACTAAAGACTAATAGTTGTACTGTATATGTTATTTATCCAGATCAACATGCTGCTGTTTTTGCATTGTATAAAGTAGAGAAATATAAATCACTTAATAATTAAAAATATGGAAATAATAAGAGATCTATGGCCAATATGGCTAATAGTTGTATTAATATTAATTTCATTAATACCTAATAAGAAATGAGTGCTAATATAAATAAGAATAGGTTTACGGGAACTATGTCATTTGTGTCTGCAATCGAGCCTGCATGGCATAGAATGGGAACTATACTTCCTGATAAGTTTACTGCCGAAAATGCTATATTATATGCTAATATGGGATATGTTGTTGCTAAAGCACCATTATATGCTAAGTTTTCAGATGATAGACGTTTACCTGATAATGAAAGAGGTTGTTTAGTAGAAGATAATTTTGCTACATATCGTACTGATACTAAAGATATCTTTGGTGTTGTTGGAAGTAGATATGAAGTAGTTCAAAATAAAGATGCTTTTGGATTTTTTGATAGCATTGTTGGTGAGGGAAAAGCAATATATGAAACTGCTGGAGTATTAGGTAAAGGTGAAACTATATTTCTTAGTGCTAAGTTACCTAATAATATTGAACTTCCTGGTAAGGATTTAGTTGCATTATATGTTCTATTGTCTATGGGGCATGATGGATTAAGAAGTGTTAGTGCTATGTTAACTCCAACTAGAGTAGTTTGTGCAAATACTTTGGCTATTGCTTTAAGTAATGGACAAAATAAAGTAATTATAAAACATACCAAATCTGCTTTAGATAGAATTAAAGAAGCAGGTAAAGTAATGGGATTAGTTACTAAAACTAGTGATGTTACTTCTGAATTACTTAATGCTATGGCAAAAGTAAAAATTACTGATGAACAACTTAAGGAATATGTAACAATGGTATTTCTTAATGAAGAAGAAAGAAAAAGACTTGCTTTAACTGGTGATCATAGGATAGCTGAAATTCCTACTAGAACTATTGGAGTAATGGAACAAGTAGCTGAATATTATTATAGTGGAGTTGGGCAAGATACATTAAGTACTAAAGGAACATTATTTGGTGCATATAGTGGTGTAACTGGTTGGTTGTTTAATAGTAAACAGTATAAAAATAATGATGCAAGATTGAAAAGTCTTGTATTTGAAGGTGAAGATTATAAGTTGAATGGAAAAGCATTAAATATAGCTGAATCACTAATTAATACATGGAGATAATATGAAAGTAAAAGTACAAGTCTTTAATAAGAGTAAAAATGCTCTTCCTGAATATGCAACTATTGGATCTGCTGGTATAGATTTATTAGCTGATCTTCAATCATTTCCTAATATTCATCCAAATGATAAAGTATTGATTCAAGCTGGATCTCGTAAATTAATTCCTACAGGACTTCATATGGCAATTCCAGAAGGATTTGAATTACAGATTAGACCTAGAAGTGGATTAGCACTTAAGAAAGGAATTAGTATTGTTAATACACCAGGGACTATAGATAGTGATTACAGAGGAGAAGTTGGAGTAATTCTTATTAATCATGGTGAAGAAGCAGTTGGTATTGGTCAAGGAGATAAAATATGTCAAGCAGTACTTAAAAGAGTAGATCAACTTGAATGGGATTCTGTAGATAAACTTGAAGATTTATCTAGTACAGATAGAGGACAAGGAGGATTTGGTAGTACTGATAATAAAGAACTCTCTTTACCTTTTAATCAAAATAATTGATCTCGGTTTTTGTCATGGAAAAGATGAGTAATATCAACTCTATTTAATTACGTTTAAGAGTGAGGGAGAACTTGTCATTCTCCCTCTTTTATTAATACTAATATAAAATGAAATGTATCTAGAAATACTTGAGAAAGCAGTTGCTGATTATCTTAGTCCTGCTAATAGTGCTACTGTAAAAGAAATTATAATTAAACTTACTCCATTTTTATATAAGACTTTACAATTAGAAATCAATAGTATTGTTAAATTAAATACATTAGTACCTATTGAAGAATTAGGAATAATGTCTATTAAATTACATAAAAGAACTATTACTATTGAAAAAAGTAATACATTAGATGGAAAGTTTGAATTATATATGGTTGAAAAAATGATGAAATATAATAATACTAAAACTGAAACAAATGAAACTTAAATATTTTCTCATGCAGGGAGTAGACTTAATACTACTCTTTATTTTTATAGGGTTGCTCATTGTATATATGATAACTGGAAGTAATATTACTCAAGCTTTAATATTAGCCGTAGGATATGTTAGTTATAATATTTATAATAAGGCTAAATTCGCTAAAGGTGTTGATGATGGCAATATAATTATTAAACCATAGAATAATAGTAAAGATGAAATTTATGCCTCTGTAGAGTGAGTCAAAATTAAAGTTCCTGTACGATTCTCTAGAAACTTTGACCTACACCAACAATTTCATCTTTCTTTTTATTCTCACTAACAAAATCATTATTATGTTTCCAAATTTCATTCAAAAAGCAATAACTAATGATATTAGTATCGTTACTCCTATCATTTCGATTCCTATCAAACAAAGAATTAGTCCTGATTTATATGCCAGTTTTTCTAATTTGAATTTTGCAGGTGTTTATAAAATAGGTTCTGAAGTCAATAAAAAAGATTGTTATATAGGTAGTGCATATAATATTACACTTAAAGTAATACATCATATGAACCTTCTATATAATAATAAACATCATTCTAAAGGATTACAAGATTGGGTTAATGAAAATGGAATTGAAGCATTAGATATTTCACTTTTAAGCTGGTCTAAACCATTTCCTAATGAATTTGAGAAGCTAGAGCAATATTATTTAGATTTAATTAAACCTAATTTCAATAGTGTATTAAATAAGAAAGTTATTACTGTAAAAACTAAAGAAGAAAAGAACATTGGATATTATAATTATAAGATTTTAAATGAGTTTGGTAAATTAATGGTAACTAGTTTTAGTAGTCATTATCCAAATCATTATCCAGATATTATTGTTAAAAGTGAAGTTGATGAAGAAAGAAAACATTGGACTCCTACTATATGTATTAATACTGAAAGTCAGTTTAGTATAAAGAGAGGAGATACAAATAATTTACCTAAGAAAAAGAAGTTTGAATCTGATAAAGATGTAACTGAAATTACTATCGTTAAAAGAAATCTTGGATTAATAGGACGTGTAGCACAGTAATTAAAATATTAAAATATGAAACAAAATTCTTTTTATTTTAAAGATGCTAATTTAAGAAGTAAATATAATATTAGTTTAACTGCATATAATGAGATATTTATTACTCAAAATGGAAGATGTGCAATATGCAATACTCATCAATCTAATTTAACAAGACCATTATTTGTAGATCATGATCATAAAACAAATACAATACGAGGTTTATTATGCCAAAGATGTAATCTATTTTTAGGTGCTAATAATGATAATATTCATACTATGCTTACTAGAATTAAAAAATATGAAGAGAATATTATTCTTTTTAAAACTATGATTGACTATTTAAATAAACAAAATCCTTTTACTCCTAAAGTAAAAATAACATATATAACTAAAGATACTATTGTTAAAAAAGATAGTTTTCCATTTGATTAATTATCTATTACTATTTAATTAAGAAAAAATACTATATATCAAAAAATTAGCCCTGCCAGAAGTATCTAGCAGGGCTTTTTCACAACCATTCACACTAATTCCTAGACTAACCCCTAAACAATATATAGTATTTATTAAACTTATTTATTCGTTGTATCTGTTGTACTTTATTCCAAATCGGCACTAATTTCACTGTATTTACTTTAAGTTTAGTATCTCCTTTATAAACGCCAGTTGAATATACTCTAGTCTTATCAGTTTGAAATGGATAACTAACTAAACTAGCAGCTGCTTTATAAAGATCAATTGCAGTACCTTGAACAGCAGCAGGAGATTTAAGAATTTTAGTACCTTCATTAATCACACCAAATGGAGTGTACATCATTAATTCACTTAATGCTCTGTCTATTTCATAAGCAGTCAAATCATATCCCCAATCTTTATCATCATCTGTAGGTTTTAAATGTTTAACCATAGCACCGGCAAGTAAACACATTGCAAGATAACCAAATTCTAATAATGCACGTTTAATATTACCTTTTTCAAAATCATCTAGAGTATTCCAGTAAATTCCTATATTAGTTATAAACTTACCATAATCACTCATAATCCTTCCCATTGCACTTTGAAATTGTTTACCTTCCTCATCATCCATTACTTTAGTTCTATTTAATGGACTAGTAAGAAATCTATATAAACTTACATATGAACCCTTATCATATTCATCTCTACTTTCAGTCCAAAAACTCTTACCAAATTTAGTACCAAATCTCTTATTCCATCCAGGACGCATATACTTTCTAAATTGAATAACCATCTTACCTAATGCTCGTCTACTCATAGTATTTGCATCTTCCTTATTGTAAATACCTTGTTGTTTTTGAACTACTTTTACTGCTTTATTTCTAAATTTAGCATATTCATTCTCATTCAACATAGTACTCACTTTCTTTCCATCTATTTCAACTTCATCTTGTAATTGAGCATATCCATTTTCATCAAGATAAAAAGCATCATGTAATTTAGGATTAACTTCAAATTTAACAAGACTATCTTTATCTATTACCTTCTTAGCCTCAACAAACGCATTTCCTTTACTTATGGGGAGGGTTAAAATATAATCACGTAAATAGTCATGTTTAGCCTCTTTAAATTCTTCTTCTGCAAATCTTGCTTTTAAATATGCATCTAATTTAACTTTCTCTTCATCATTTAAAATACTTTGTAATGCTTCTTTATAATTATCAAATTGATAATCAGCGAGAGATTTAATATTACCATTAATAATTCTATAATGATCTAACATTGCAAGAGTACTAACATTCTGCATATAATGCTCACCCATATCATTCATAAAATATGCACTACTCCAACTAAATAATTGTTTTCTTAACATACCAGTTGAAAAGTCTCTTTCATTAGTATTCTGAGTAATATCCATTTTCTTAATAATAGCACCAGTCAATGTTTTAGATCTAGTACTTCCTAAACTAGAAATAATATCAGGAATAGTGCTAATATACATCTTATCTGCTTTTCTTAAGTTCTCAGATTTAAAATACCAACCAGCAAATGCTTCCATCTTTATTTGAATCTTGCCAATAATCACGTTATTAACACCTGCTGTCATATTAAACCACATATTTTTCATAGATGTATATTTCATTAACATCTTGCTAATTGTAGTCCATGCACCTTCTTCTATATCAAAATTACCATAAAATATAGCTTCAAGCCATTCAGCATAATGTTTTTCAATATTAGTTCCTTCACCATTAACTGTTCCAGTTATATTCTTATCAAGAATTTTACTAGCAGCTTTGTTCTTTATAATCTCACCAGTACTTTGACGTTTATTGAATTTAAGATCTCTTAATTTAAATAATCCTAAATCATATTCATGTTTCATATCAGCTTTTACTTTATAAGTAGTAGCCTCTTTTATAAATCTAGTAAATACATCTGCAAGATTATAATTCAATTTACCAGCATGATAAGCATCATTTGCCGTTTTAATTTCTTTATTTCTATTAAATACTTCACCTATGGTTTTAAATCTTCCTTTACCAGAAGCATTTCCAGCACCAACTACTCTTTTTTCATAATCACTTTGAAGTTCGTCTTTAGTTCTATGAGGAATTTCAATTTCTTTTTCTTGTGAGAAATAATCAACCATAGGTATAGTTAAACGATAAACCATCTCATCATTTTCACCTACAAAGTGCTCACTTTCATCATGAATTTTATTAACTGCAATCCAATCTTTAACTTTCTCACTAATACTTCTAGTGTCTTCTCCATGCTCTTGTAATGTAGGAATAAATCCTTTATTAAGAACTGTAGCTCTACCAAAATAGTCAGTATATTTAGTTAATATCTCAACAAATTTCTGATATAATTTATCATCTTTTAATGCAGTCCATTTAGGATTAATATAAAGATCAGAAGGAGTAGCAAGACTACTATCACCAACTAAAAATCTAACTTCACCATCTACTTCTCTAATATTACGTTTTTTCCATGCAGTAAATTCACTTGCACTTAAATCTTCTTTTTTCTGTCTAACTATATTTTCAAATTCTTCATCTGAAATGTTACGTTGTTCATTCTTATTATACCATGCTTTAGAACCATTATAATAACTTTGACTCTTAGCACCATATGTTTTAATTAAATACTGAAAATGTCTTTTCTTATCAGCATAAAATTTATCCATATCATATTTCTGGATAAGTTTACCTGTTCTTTTACCATCTTTAGTTTCAAGATATTTACTAAAGTCAGCATCAGTTAAACTAGTAATATTTTTACCAGCAAATGCTTTTCTTAGTAATCCTTCTAATTCACCTATATTTTTACTTGCATCATCTTCACCATTAATCATGTTAACCATATACTGTTTAACCATATTGGCTACAAATGGATTATTAGTATCAGCAAGTGCATCAAGTTTTAATTGTACATAACTTTCATCATCACCTACGTCCATAATTTTTCTTAAACCAGCAAGTATTTCAGGATTACTAGTAAATTTTTGTAAGTTTTGTTCATAAAATTTAGTAGATAATGCATCAACTCTATTCTGAGCATTATTAATAGTAGGAAGTAAATTTTGAAGTTGTTTAATTACATCAGTAACTACTTTCTCTTCTGGAAGTAATTCATTACTATCTACTGATTTTAAAAGATCAAACGATGTAGCCCCCATAAAGAAAGAATGTGTTCTAGATAGAAATCCTGTGAAACTCTTACGAGTAATAGCATCAGTAAGAATAGTATTCATATCCATATTCTCAAACTCATTAAGTCTAGCAAGAATACCACCTTTTTTAGTTTCAGTTTTAGGATCACTTAAATCAAAATCATATTGTTTAAGAACAGTAGTTAATCCTGTAGCAAGAGTAGCAAGATCATTTTGTTCAATAAGTACTTGAAATTGTTTATCTCCAAGAAGTTTAACTGCATCTTTTAAAGTACCTACACCAGTTAGAATTTTAATTCTATTAGCATAACTTCCTGTAGTTTTATCTATGAAAGGTTTAACTGAATCAATAGCATTATTGATAGATTGATTTGTTGAAGAAGTATAAGAAACAGGTTTAATATCAGAAATAGGATTAACATAACTATCTGCTAAAAATACTATTTCATCATTAATATTACCTTTAAATGTTTTTCCGTTTCTAGTATATGATATAATGGAACCATTTTGATCAGTTACCATATTATATTCATTACCATTGTTTTTATTTTTAGCAATAATATTATAATTATTATCAGGTAATAGTCTAACATTATTTATTATTACTTTTTGTCTATATTGTTCTCCCTTTTCATCTTCTCCTACATTAAAATCAAAAGTTTTTCCTACGATATTATTAGTATTGTTTCCAAATCCAATTGGAGAAATAGTTTCATCAATTAATTTAATTAATTCTTCTTTAGTATTAGCTTTCAAATTTTGTTCTTTATCTTGAATATTTCTAAATATAGTATAATATCCAATATTTCCTTTATTTATATTTTTTATAGCAGTTTGTTTTATTTCATTAAATCTATCTTTTGTTGAAGATATCGTAGTACTAGTTTGATTAAAATCTTCATCTGTATCTCCTTCATTACTAAAAGTTGCATTTGCATCTTTCATTACAGCATCTAAATTACCAACATATTCAAAATGAAATTCAAATAAATCAGTTCTATTTTGATGTTCTATTCCATCTTTTACTTCATGTAGCCTTTCAATTGGTAATTGATTTTCTTCTGCCCATTTTAATCTAGCAGGAAGTCCTGTTAAATTAATATTCATTAATGGTTTAGTAACTTTTACATATTCACCATCTAAATTAATTTGAACATATTCTCCAACTTTAAGTTTAGACCATACTTCAGCAGAATCTAAACCACCAACAGTAAATGCAGTAGTTTTACCTTCTCTAATAGATTGTAAATTACTAGCAATTACTCTAGTAGTAAACATCTTTTTATCAATACTTTCTTTCAGATTTAAATGATTAATCATTCCAATATAATCATCTGGACTCTGTATTTCAGTTCCATCTTTAAATTGATTATTATCTTCAAATATACTTCTTTCTTCATTCTCAGATTTCTCAAGTTTATTAATAGGATAATAATACATAGTTCCACTTCTATTACCCCATTCATCAACATCTATAAAACTTCTATATGCTTGATATAATTGCCATTTAGTTACTTCATTTTCATCTGCATTCTTTACAACATGATTTAATTTAATAACATCTCTTTCTTTAACTTTATTAGCAATCTTACCAGTAGGTATATTATCTAAAGTTTTAATAGGCATTACTATAATACCATCTTTTCTAACTTGAAAATATCTAACTGATCTACCATAACTACCATCTTCATTCTGAATAGTTTTATCATATCTAGTAAGAAGTGCAGCATTTGGAACTATATTATCATCTTGCCAATTAGACTTAAGGAATCTTTCTTTATAATTACTATTAAATATTTGATCACTATATTGAGTCATTTCCTGAGGACGATTCTTTTCATCTTCATCAAACTCAAGATTATTTACTTCATCTAATTTATTATATAAATGATCACTTAATCCAATACCTTTTTCATTATTTGAACCTTCCATAAATGGTTCATTTGCATAAGAAAATAAAGTATTTGGAATAATCTTACTAAATGAAGTATATCCAAATCCAAATCCATTTACTATGTATTCATATCTAAGTAAGTTTCTTGCAGTAACTCTTTCAAATTCATTATCACTATACCATAAATCATTAAATGTCTGAGATATAGTATCAGGAATATCATTGTTTACATACTCAATTTGATGATGACGATATTTCTTTATTTCACTATCTTGTAATCTAGTTCTTAAATGATTTAATAAATGATCATTTCCGTAATCATTATGATATCTAAGAAGTTCAACTTGATTAGCTACACTAAGTTGATTAAATACTTCTATACTTTCTGGCGTTTTCAAATCCAGACTATAATCTAATTCAGTTTCGATACCAAGAATAGTTCTTTTTTCTTCTATACTAAGATCATTTAACCAAGGTAAATCTTTAAGCAGACTATTATTCAAATAACTAGTAAGTTTATTAGTTAATTTATCATCATATTTCTTATCTGTAGTATATTTATTTATTTCTTCTTTAATTAAAGTATAGAATTGACTCTCACCAATAAAATGTCTACTAAATGCTTGTAAACTTAATAGATTACTAAATGTAAGAAAATGTTCAAGAGTAGGATAAGAACTTTTAATAGGACTATTCTTTCCTAATAAATATTTAGGAAATATTCTACTCATTGCGCTTGCACCATTTATCTCCAGTATTCCTTGTTCATTAGTTCTTTTAATATCATATAAAAGCTTACGAGTAACACTAAAAGTAGGGCCAGCGCCAATTTTATCAGTATTAAGAGTATTAGTACCATCTGTAACTGCATCAGAATAAGATTTAAGATGTTTAAAAGTTTCAAGTATTTGTAACTGATAACGAAGTTGATTTTCTACTTCTTTAAGTCTATCTATATTTTTATCTGTAATTGCACTCTCTACTTCTTTAGATGTTTCATTAGTAAAAGTAATAGTATTAATATTTTTTAATAATTCTTCTGAATTTAAATTAATACCTCTACCATTTTCATATCCTAAATACTTATACTGTTCATCTTTCATCTTATCTCCACCACCTATGAATATAAGTTTGCCATCTTCAATTGCAGTATCCCATCCTTTAATATGTTTATCTGTCTGTGCAAGAATAATTCTATAAAGTAAGGTCTGAAACTTACGTTTAGTTTGTTCTATTTCACTACCTCTTTTTACATTATTTGCATTAAGAAAGAAAGTATCAGTAAGATCTCTAATTATAGGCTGATTAATTAATGATGTAGAAGTTTCAAAATTAGAACCTAAACTAACTAACATTTTCCAAATACTAACTGTATATTCATTAATATTACTAGGTAAAGGAAATGCAACGTTATCAAGAATATTTGCAGTAGTTTGTGCAGAATATGAATTTATAAGTTTACCTTCAACATTCTTAAATGTATTAGTAGGATTATTACCAATAAATCTATGTGTAACTATTGCATATTCATTTATATTTTCACCTACTCCTCTCTTTTCAAATTTAACATCATCTCCATATAAATCTTGTATTTGTTTATGTCTAGCAGAACTAGTAACAAGATATTCTATTACAGGTAATGTACTAAATTTAGATATTTTATTCTTATCATCATTAAGTTTCTCCGTTAAGTTTATTCTAGCAACTTGTGCAATAGAATTAAATCTATCTAATGCTAAACTTATTCCTTTTAAATCTCTACCTTGATGTGATTTCTCTCTATAATCTTGCTGACCATCAATAGTAAGATTATTAATCTTATCATTAGTTAAACTTAAACCTTTATCAGTAAGTTTTTTAGCATTAGTAATATCATTAAAGTTAGATGTAGCTATAGTTTCTTGATAATGATATGGATTCGTAAGAATACCATAATAAACATCCATTATTCTATTTTCTCTAGCTTTCTTAGTATTCTGTTCATTTTCATTCCAACTAGAAATGATATCAAATATCTTTTTTTCAACGTCTTTAAATTCTGGACTTTCTTTATAATGATCGAAGGTTGCAACATCGTATTTATATATATTGAATTTATCTCTAATTAATTTAGTTTTAGTTGCACCAGTTGCTTTAGCAATTTGATCTTCATATGCTTTAATCTCATTTTGATACTGTTGATATGCTTTATATTCTAATGGATTATCTTTTATTAATTCAAAATAACTACTCATTGCTTTATTCATACCAACAATAAGATCAGTTATCTCTTTGTTATTATATTCAGTAGAAAGAACATGAACTAACTGAGAACGATCTTGCATAATAGATTGTACACGACTATTTATATTAGATAAACTATCTCCTTCTATAAATGGAATACGTTCTACAATAGGAGTATGATGCTCTTCTCCATTTACAGTTTCAGTAGTATAATTAGTTTGTAATCCATATATAAATGCATATACAGTATCCATATCAAAGTCAGATCCTGTCTGTGTTACAAAATCATCAGGAAGTACAATACTTGGACCATTATCATCAGGTAAAAATCCAACAACTTTAAATACATATGCACTATATTTGGCTTCCATAGGAATACGATAACCAATCATAGTTCTTACTTCATCTGATAATGTATTTATATCTACATATTCTTTCTTACCGTTTGCATCTTCTTTGTAAAATTGTTTTGCCCATCTAGGAAGTAATACTTCAGCTTCCTGAATCATATTTCCTTTTCCTTCTTTTTCATCATATAATATAGTAGAATGAAGTTTAAGATCTTTTCTTTGAACTTCTTTACCATCTACATTAGTAGTTGCTTCCATACTTTTATGCCAGTTAACTCCTTCAGTAGAAGTTAATTGTGACCACTTAACACCTTTCTGTTTATTCATAAACAGACTAGACATCTGTGCAGCTTTAAGTCCAGGAAATTTCTGATTTGTTACACCATTAGTAAACAAACTAGTAAGAATGTTCTCCCATTTATTACTATTAGTATTAAAAAAGATAGGTAACATTGCTCTACCTTCATCATCTTTAGTAATACTATAAATAATATTCTTAGTTAAATTACGATCAATTCCTTCTTTTTCAAGTATAGTTGAAATATTATCATAATTTAATTCTCCAATAATTCTACCATTTTTATCAACTCTAACATCAAAAGGAGTTAAAGTTCTACATGCATCTTGATATATATTACTATTTATTAAATCAAAATAATGTTGTTTAAGTGCATTACCTTGTAACTTCTTATCTTTAACTTTGTATTCTAATTCATCAGGAATATTTTCAATAACTTTTTTAACAAACTGACGACTCATAGTAATAGAATCTTCATACAATGAGTTAGAAACTTCTAATTGCATACGTAATCCTTCATAATTATAACTACGAGTAGCTTTAGTAAGTTCTTGCTCTAATGTATTATCATCTGTAATATTACCATCTTCATCTGCAATATTTGCAATATATAATGAACCTTCCTTTTCAGCACTTCTTAAATTTATTTGAGATAAGTTTAATTTATCCATCATCTTATCAAGATTCTCTAATTGAAGATCTTTAATAAGAGCAGGAGTTAATACAACTTCAGCATTTTTAACTTGTGTAGGAACCATCTTCTGAAGAAACTCATTATAGTCCATACTATAATAAAAGTTCTTCTGCATAGATGCAAACTTAGTAGTATCTCCTCTATCTAATTCTTGACCATTTCTAACTTTATTAATAATAGTTTTATAATTATCAGTTAATCCAAATCCACTGATTCTTTTTACAAATTCATCAAATCTAATCAAAGATACAGCATTAGCACTATCATTAGATAAGTAAGGAGAAACTATATTATATACTTCTCTTTCAGCATCAGTAAATAATTTTGGATTCTTTAATTCTTCTTCTGTATATTGTTTATTTAATCTACTAACTCTTATATCTTCTAATTTATATCCTAATCCAAGAGTTACAGTATTAATCTTATGTCTATATACTTTTGATTTTAATTTAACATCATTTATAGTAGCACCATAATAAATACCTTTATGTACACTAGGTATACCATTTGCTATAACTTGCCCACCTCTTTTATTTAAGTCAACATTACTTTTATAATCTGCTACACTTCCATAAAATAATCTTACTTGTTCTATATTAAATAAATAACTATTTAATGCATATTCAGCAATAGCATGATTAAACTGTTTATCTTTAAGAATATAACTCTTTTCTTCTCTATTTAAATTCTCTTTTTTAACATATGCTTTCTCAAGAAAATCTTTATATACAGTTAAAGTATTATTTGCATTTATAATTTGAGAACTAACAAAATTAAGTATAAATTGTTCTAATCTGTTCTTAAATGTGCTATTCACATCTTCTTTATTTAAGGGGGTGTGTAAAGCATTGTTTAATGAATCACTAGTAAGAAGATGTTTAGTAAAATTAATACCATTAATAAATATATCACTAAATATAGTTTGAGCACTACCAACTTTAATAGTAAGATTATTAAGATCAAATATATTTCCACTACGTTTAGTATCTAATCCATAATGACCATTTTCTTTCTTAACAAATTGACAGTAAACTTTATTACCATTTTCATCTTCTTTATAATGATAATATATTTGACCAGATTGAGTACCATCAAGAATTTCTTGTTTAACTAAAGGATTCTGATTTTCATCTACAAGAACTCTTCCATTATTATCTAATTGAAATAGAATTTGTTTAGCAGTATTCATTGCTATAAGTTCATCAACTGCATTTAAATAAATTGCTTTAAAAATAGGAATTTCTCTAACTAATTTTAATCCTTCTTCTCCTTTAGTATTAATACCAATTAATAGATTCTCAAAATCAGCACGACTAAGTTCAACAATAGGAGATTCAAATAGTCTAGTATTTTTTCTATCTGAAGGATTTATTAAAGGAAATATAGCAGTTAATTTTTTACTAACATTATTCTCTTTTATAGTTTCACCTCCACCAAAATAATATATAAGATTTTTTAAAGTCCAATCATGTTTAGTTAAATCAGCATATTCATTTGCAAATCCTTCATTTAAATCTTTAGTTCCTTCATATCCAAAAGACTTGATTCTTCCAAGATTTTCTTTATTAATTCCAGTTGCTTGCCTAATATTATTAACTATAGTATAATCAAAAATTCCTCTACCTTTCTTTACTATTTCACCTTCAACTATTTGATCACCCCATAATAATAAAGAATGTTGATTAGATAAAATTTTAGTATGATTAACTAACGCATTAAAAACTACTTCATCAGTATCTTCAAGTTTCTTAAAGAAATTACTTAGAAAACTAGGATTAGTAGCATCAAAAACTAAATTATTATTAAGATTAGTACTACTAAAATTAAAATGATCTTCTCTAAAATATTTTACTTTACTAGCAAATCGTAATAGATTACCAAATTCATTAAATGCAACTTTAGGATTAGTTTGAAGTTGAACAATATATGGTACATTTTTCTCTTTACTATAATCTTTACCAGGTATTCCAGCAATATTACGTAAAGGAGCAATCATAGTATTAATGAAAGTATCTTGATAATTCTTAAATTCATAATTAAGATTATCAATACTAACTTCCATTCTAAGAAGATTATATAATTGTACTATTCCAGCAGCAGCTTCAGCAGGAAGTTTACTAAAATTAGAACTTAATGCAGAAACTTCTTTATACTGTTTAGTATATTCATCATACCAATCTTTATCAAAGAATCCATTTTCACCTTTACTAACTATATTATTAGTCCATTCATTAGCAATAAAATATTCTATTGCATTTTTATTTCCATGATTTATATTAATTTCATGTAAAGTATCAGATTCAGTACTAACTTCTCTAGTTAAATCTCTATATGAATCTAGGATTGCTTTATCAAATGATGTAAACCAAGCATTAAGTAACTCAGGATTATTACTAAGCTCTTTATGAATATTATATAGACTTTTAGATAAAACTGTATTTTGATCTGAAGCATAATTGAATAATGCAGTAAGCATATCTTCTTTAGTAAGACTACCTCTCATTAAATCAATAAGTTTATTACCTACTTCAGAAAAATTTAAAGTATTAGCAAATCCAGTAGGTGTTTTTTCATTGGTTCTATAAACTACCTTACCATCTACAATAGTTGAAAGATTTGGATTTACTTCATAAGTTCTATTAATAAGATTTTTAATTTGATCAGCAACAGTACTTAATGGATTCTTAGTAAGTACATCAGTTTGATCCCATGATTTCTCTAATAATTCAATATCTTGAATATAATCTTCTTGTTCATTAATATTATAACCATATTGATTACTTAAATGAATACGAAAATACTTCCAGAATTTATCGTTATCACGAAGTTCACGAAGTGCTTTTAATATAAGAGTTTCTTGATCTGGAGTAATATTACCATCTTTTTTACGTTGTGTATATTGCAACCAAAATTCTTTTCTTATTTCAGTTCTAATTTGATCAACAATAACATCACTACCTTTAACTCCTTTATATTTAGATGCAAGTCTTTCTATAGTAATATTAGAAAGAACATTAAGAATATTTTTTTCTTCATCTATTTCAAATGGAGAACCAGTAAGTTCTTTATTAACAGTAGAAGAATATGAAACTGGTTTAAATGTTTTACTATTTGAATCTTTTTCAAAACTTATAATAGGTTTCTCAACTCCATCTTCTCCAAATTCATCTGCATATTCTTGTGCAGTAGTATCTGTGGGAATTTCTCCTAATAATTCTTTACTAGTATTACTAATAGAAGATATTTTTTCTCCTCCAATAAATTGATTAAATATATTATTTAACTCATCTAATTTAGTACTAATACCAAATGATTTAGCAATCTCACGTATAAGATCTTTTAATTTACTCCAGAATGTTTTACCAGTAGTATCTTCAGTGCTTTTAATAGTATCAAGATATCTAGCAAAATCAATATCAGTAAGTCCATAAGTAAGAATTTCTTCACTATCTTTCATATTTAAGATAGTAAGAATTTTATTATCTATATCATTCTTATCTACTTTCTCACTTAATTCTTTATATTCAGGAGTATTTTTAATATCATCTCTAAACTTATCTAAGGATTCAGTTAATTTAGTCTGTTCTTCTTTACTTCTAGTTCCATTCAAAGCATGAATCATATCATGCATTAAAGCAAGAGTTGCAGCAATTTGATCTTTTTTATATAAATCAACCCATGCCTGAGTAATACTAATAGAATTCTTACTAGGTGTATAATATACCATAACTGGATTACCAGTCTCTTTATCTATCTTCTTACCAGATACAACTCCATTAAATTTAATTTTACCAGATCTAATAAGAGTATCTATAAATTCAGTAGCAAAATTATATCGTTTATCTAACTGATAATCTAAAGTAAATTTACGTAAACTAGGAGTAGTATTAGTTTCAGTTTTAATTTTACTAGTATCTATATTAAGTGATAATGGAGTTTGATTACCAGTACCATCTTGTCTTAATGTAAAATTACTAATCTTATTTCCTTTTTTATCAACTAATTGTCCTATATCAGTAACAACTGTATTACTATTAACTAAATATTCTTCATAACTATTGTGTTTATTACCAAGAATATCAGTAAAAGGTTTTCCACCAAGTAATTGATAATTAACATTTCTATTTAAATTACCTAATGCTTCAGTAAATTCACTAGGAGTAATAACTTTAGTTATTTTATTCTTACCTTCAGTTCTTTCAGTTCTAAATTTCTTACTATAATAATCATATACATAATAATCATTTCCAGATTTAAATCTTATATCATGATTACTAACTACTAACTCATTAGTATGACCTTGACTTTCATGTTGGATATTTAAAACAGTTTTAAGTCTATCAGTAATAATTTTATCATTTTTCTGATGTTCTTCAACTTTAACTTGATCTTTTGAATTAAATGCAGCAACTGCAAGTGCTTTCTCTTTACCAAGATTAATAATAAGATTACTTATTTCTTCTAATACTTTATCACTATTTTTATCTGTAAGTAATTTGCCATTAAGTGAATTAATTTGTACAGGAACTACAGTCTTATTTCCTCTATTATCAGAAACCCCCATAAGAAAAGAAGATGAGAATGTCTGTGTTAAACCTTGTTTAACAACAGTATCTTTATTATCTCTAGTATTTTCAACAACTGTTTTGTTACTATTATTCTGTATAATATAAAATTGAACTTTACTAGGATCATTAACTACTGAAAGGTTTCTCCAGATAATATTACCTTTACTATCTTGACTTTTAACTAGAGTACCAGAAGTAATATGTTTAACTTTACTAGTAATAACTTTATCGATATCTGTTCCAAGTATTTCTCTAATCTTCGTATATCCAATTTGATCTCTAATTAATTTATCCTTCCAGCGAATCACATTTGCAATAATATCATTTCTTTTAAATGCTATAGGAGTAACTCCTTCAGTATTCATTCCATGAAATAATACATTTGAAATATGAATAAACGCTGTCATTCCATCATTACTCCTAAGATTTATACTTTTAGGAACTAAATCATATAATATACCATGAACATCAGCATCTAATAAGTCACTATATGCTTGTGATACTTCAGCACTACTTGCCTTCATTTTCTTAGCATTATAAAATGCTTGAATTAATGGCATGAGTCTATTGATATATTCTAACTTACTATTTGTAGTACTTGCATCATTAATTATATCATCCGTCCAATCTTTACCATCAAAATTATACTTAACTCCATTGTGAATACCAGCTAAAGTAGGAATAGCCACAAGTGGAATACCGCCTTTATCATTTACAAGTTTCACAATGATAGGCACGTTTTTTGAATCATTTTTATTTTGGCTGAAGCCTTGTAGACCAGATAATTCAGTATTGATCTGCACAATTACCTGTGAATTTTCAGCTACACCGTTCAAAAGAGTAGTTACACGTTCTAAATCTTTATCATTAACAACTTGATCACCATTTTCATTAGTAGTAAAATCAACTTTATATACAAAAGTATTTACTACATCTTCACCACCAGTTGGAGTAAGATTATTAATATTGTTAATTTGAAGTTCTTTGTACTCATCATTAAGACCATAAACCTCTATAAGTTTATCTATTGTAATCTTTGCTAAAGTCTTATCAGTATTATAGATACGTTTCTGTCCAGTTTCAGGGTTAATTTTACTATTACGAATTATAGTATATGCTTGTTTAAGTGCATCAAAATCTTCTCTTAATTTATTTGCACCTACTAATTCACCATATCTTGCAGCAATAGTTTCAAATTTAAACTGTGTACCATGATCAGGAGATTCTTTAAATAATGGATTTTCTCCATCATTAACAATACCTGTTATCCATTTATTGGCTCTATCAACTACATTTGTAGTTATAGGGTTCTGTGATGTGAAGTCAACTATATTTTTAGAAGCCTCAGTATTTAAACTATCTTTAAATGCTTGAGCATTATCAATATGTTCTTGTGCTTTATTACTTCCTTCTGGAGTTGTTCCTTTAGTTTCAACAATATATCCTGCATTTACTAAAAGTTCATTTATAATTTCTTCAAGTAAATTACCAGATTTAAACTGATTAAACTGATTATTTAATTCATCACGAAGTGCAGTTAAATTAGCAGGAGTATATTCTTTTAATAATTCACTATCATTTACTAATTGAACTAATCTACCAAAAGGTAATGCTTCATTAGGATTTAATGCTAAATTGGTAACTTCTTGTGTAATATATTTATTAGCTTCAGAATGTCTTTTTCCAGTAAATTTTCCTTCTACACCAGTAACTCCAACATCTTTTAATATTTTATTAAAAGTATTAGTTAATTCATTATTTTTAGTAGTAATATAACTATCACTTTGTTCTTCAGTAATTTTAGTAGTTTTCTGTTGTGCTAACCAAGTACGTCTTTGATTAAGTACGTCAATATATGCATCCAATTTCTCTTTATTAAGTTTTTTAACAGGAGATTTCTCATCTGCAAAAGGATCAACTTTACTTTTATTAAGATCTTCTATTGTTTTATCAATAGCTGCAATTTTTTCATCTAATGTTGTAGTATTATCTACTTTAAGATCAACATTAGTCTGTTCTCTTATCTTATTTCTAAATGTATCAAATGCTTTACCATATTCAATATCAACTGCTAATTTTAATTCACCTTCAGTTTTAGAAATACTTTTATTAGTATTTACTACTTCTTCATAAAGACTATTATCTTTATGTAAAAATATATCATATAATCTTGCTTCTGCTTCAGAATTAATAATATCTTCTACTGAATTAAAATCACCAGTAGCTTGTGTATCTTTTAATTCTTTATCTTTAATTTTAAATTCATCTTTATATACTTGTGCTCTTTCTTGCATTACTTTTTTAGCAATAGGATCACTTTCTTTACTAATTTCATTATCTATAGTTGCAATAACTCTAGCATTAATAAGATTATCTAAAGTACCATCAAAGTCTTTATCTTTGTTCTGTTCTTTAAGTGCTTCTAATGCAGGATTATTAGTTCTAAGATTTGCTGACTGCTGTCTTGCATTATCACGAAGTTTAGTAGTTTGTTTAATCTCAGCTTTTTGATTTATTGCTTCACCAATTATAAGATCTCTTAAATGTTCTTTTCCAGTAGTAGCAACAAATATCTTACCATATACATTTTTATATGTATGCTCTGCATCAACTATATCAGATTTAATCTTAGCTAAATCTTTATCAAAATTACCATCACTACTAACACCCATTTCAATCATTTTTTGTTTGAAATTTGGATGCTCAATCATATCAAGAAGTAACTGAACATTACCTACTCTACTAGCATTAAAACCTAATGTATAACCCATTGAAGTTTTAATTCTATCAATTCTTTGTTCTTGACTTTTTTTAATTTCCTCAGGAGTTCCTTCAAATTTCTTATTGGTATTTATATCAATACCATCTTGAGTTTTCTTTATATTATCAACATGATTTAATATACTAACGTATCTATTATTAATTTCTTCAATTCTCTGATCAGTTCTATGTGGATCTTTATAGTCTTTAACTATTTCATCCATACGTTCAACAGCTCTAGTGGCGCCACTAAATATAACACCACCTGCAAATCCCCAAAATGCTTGTTCCCATGTAGATGGATTTCTAGCATATACTTTAAATCTATCTATAAGATCATTATTATCAACTATAATATTACCTTGATCATCTTGATGACTATTACCACTATTTGTCATCTGACCAAGTAACATTTTGCCATAATGATTACCTTCATTCTGAGCAACAGCATTTACTAATTCTTCAACACCTTCTCCAACTTGTTCACCTAAGAATATTTTTGCTCCTTTAAGAAAAGTACCAGTATTAAACTGTGCTTTTGCAACTGCTTCAGCACCTTGAACTCCAGTTGCAGTAGCTTGAGCAACTTTAGTTGCTTTAGTAGTTAACCAATCTTTAACTCTAGTTTCAACTTTAAATCCTTTAAATATTGGTGCTAATTGCATAGCGTCAAATACTACGTTGACTGCATTAGTTGCATAATCTCTCCATGCTCCTTTAGATGCAATAAAATTAGCAAGTTCTACTTTACTAGGAGTTCTACCTTCACTAAGAAAATCTTTACCTACTTCAGAATTTAATACTTCATTATATTTTTTATCATCTTGAAACTGATTTAGTGCATCAGTTTTAACATTATTAAAAGTCTGATTAGATTCTCTAAAGTTTTCAGCATTACGCATAGTTATAGCACTATGAGTAAGTTTCTGCCAATACTTTTCAGTATCAAATACACTAGCAACTGCATTTACACCTTTAGAAATACCTCGTTCAAGTTTAGTTGCATCTTGAATTTCAGACATTGCTTTAAGTGCTTTAGCAAAATATCCTGCGACTTTTTCTTCTCCAAGTGCAGGAATTAACATTCCTAATGAACTAAAAGTACTTACACCATTATTTGCCCACCATGCGGGATCTTTCCAATCAAAACTTTTATTAGGATTATATCTTAAAATAGGAAATTTATCTTGTAAAGTATTGGTTAAATCATTAGCAAACTGAGTAAGAAAATTATTAAAATCGGCATCTCCTTTAGTAAGTTCATTATGTATTGCTTGAGGTACACCAATTATTCCCCCAATTCCACCAACAACACCTTGTCCAAGTATTTCTCCTACTATTCCTTGAGTAAACATATTACCAAACTTGCCAGCAACACTTTGATTAGTTGCAGCTTCACGATCAATTGCTTCAGGATATACATTAGGAACAAATCTTTTAAAATGATCTGTAGGTACATCAAAGTTAAATCCTGCTAAATTAGATTCAGTAGGATTACTAGAAGGAAGTGTACCATATTTAGATGGATCTAAAAGAGTAGGCTTCGGAGTGTCTTTAACTTCGAACTTAGTAGGATCAAGTAGTTCAGGCATATTATTTGGAGTTAGAAAGTGCTTTGTTGTGTTGTATATATAAACTTCTTATCATATCAGGAATACTATTTCCAATAGCAACTGGAAGATTAGTAGGAGTAGTTACTCCATTTCTAAGTGCAGATTCTGGAGTAATAAATAAACTATAATTTACTCCATCTCCAGTTGAATTTGCAGTAGGTTTTAGTTCCATTGTATATGATTTATTACCAAAAGGAACATTTAAAATAGTTCTTTCATCTTTAAGATTTTGTCCACCACCTAGTTCAACTCCTACTGCAAGATTATTTAATAATGGAGCAAATGTATCTCCATATAATGACATTGCCATTCCTTCTTCTGCATAATTTTTTATTTCAGGTGCAGTAGAATTATCATAAAGATATTTACTATTTGTAAATAAATCTGCATTTTTTACAGAAGCATCAGGTCTAATAGTAACTGGAGGAATAATAGGTGCTGTTACACCATTTGGAAAATTCTTATTTGGTGTAAATTTAATAACTCCTGTTCCAAATCCAGTAGAAGTATTATCACTAGGAAAATATTCAACATTCCATTGATCAGGATTATAACCTGCACCTTTAAGTTTATTATCTTTAATAAGTTTAGGAATATAATCTTGTAATTTAATAGGTTCTCCTTGTTTATTTAAATTACCAGGAAGTATCCAACTATCTCCATGTTGTTTAATATAGTCACCTTGTTGTGCATGAAATGGAGATTGTTTACCATCTTCTCCTCTAAATACTCTATAATTATTTTCAATAGTTAAACCATTCTTAAGTTGTTTATCAATTTCTTTTTGAAATTGAATCTTAGAGTCTTGAAGATGACTAAATTGAGGCACATATGTCATAACTGGAAATCCACCTACAGATGGTGTAGGAACTTTATTAGGATCGGTTCCAACTGGAATTCCACCTCTATTAAATAATAATGCAACATCATCTGGTATAGTACCAGTTCCAGTAAGATAATCTTTAAATGCTTGTTTATATGTTTTATTTGCAATATCTACTTTATCTAAAGGTAATTCTTTAGTTGCATCATTCCATAATTTATCAACTAATATTTGTCCATTAGGAGTATCAGCAAATGTTTTACTAAGAACTTGTATATTCTGAGTTTGTTCTTTATATTTCTGAATAATATCAGGAGTTTGTGGTTGTGCATGTAATTGATCAGCATAATTTTGAGCATCTCGCATACTATAATCTGTAGTATATAATCCTGCTTTATCTGAACTCATATAAGCAAGTCCAGCAGCAGTTTCTTTTTCTTTCTGTGCTTTTCTATTTAACCAATATCCTTCATCTTTAATAGTATCAACTGCAGCAACTTTTTGAAAAGCAAACTTTTCATAATCTTCTGCTATTCCATTTAATTGACTATTAAGTTTATGACTTAAATACGTTTGTTTTAAAGCATCTTCTAATGATAATTTATCTTCATTCATTAAAAGTTTAACATTAGCACTTTCCATTAAACTAGAAGGAGCATCTTTAATTTGAACACTTTTACCTTTTTTATCTTTTACTATATCAAACTCACCTTTACCATTAATATAATGTTGATAATTATCAAGGAGATTACCATTATTATCTACATTCCAACCAAGATTTCTATATTCATCTACTAATTGAGGAAGAATACTTTTAGTATGAACATCACCTTTGTTATCAATAACTCCAGTTTTAGCAAGTAAATCAGCATTATTAATATATTGATAATATCCTTTTACTTCTGGACTATTAGCAAGATATCCTTTTACTAATCCAAATATCTTATCTGCACCAACACCTTCACTTCTAACTCTTTCTAAATATCCAGTGTTAACACCATTTTTATCTAATATAGTTCTTAATCCACTATCAATACTATCTGGATTTTTAAGAAGTATATCAATCATTTTAGTTGCTTGTGTATCTATATCAGGTTTATTTGGTGCAGAAATATTTGCCCATCTATTTTTTATAGTGCCAGTTGGATCAACTTCAATTGATTTAGTATTATAAAATTTATTATATACATTATACGCATCTAATACTTCCTGAGTAGTCTTTCCTTCTTCAAATCTCTTCTGTAATTCAGTTTGTTCACTAGTTTTTTTTGCATAATCTTCAACAGATGCATTTAATGCTTTATCATTTACAATTCTATCTTTAGCATTAAATAAAGCATTAGTTGCATACTGCCACTGACCATTAACACTATTTAATATTTGTTCTGTGTCAGTAGTTGCTTTTGCAAGTATATTTAAATTACGATCTTCTACTTTAGTATTAGACATTGCTTGTCTAAGCATACTAGATTGTTCTCTATTCTTATAATAACTATTTTCAAGTGCCTGTCCAGTCTGTTCATAAGTCTGAATAGGAAGAGGTTTATAAGTAGATTGAAATTGAGCAAATTTCATAGTAGTATAATTAATATATTAACGCATCATCATCATTGATTTCTTCTTGCCTATTCTGCCACCATATTTACGTTCAAAGGTATTTCCAATAGTTCCTTTCCATCTAGACTCTAAACTTTTCATCATATCGCTATCACGAAGAATCGTATTAAACTCAGAAATAGCACCTTGATTATTTGCAAGATTTGCACTAGCAGCATCACCTAATTCTTGATTTGCATTAATTCTAGCATTAAGTTTCATAAGATTACTCTGATTTGTAATCTCATTATTACTAGTATTATTTTGCATAATATTCATGGTATTCTGATTACGAATACCCATAGACATTCTATTTCTATTTCCAAATATAGAATTTAATTGACTTATTCTACTAGAATTAGCATTATTTTTTAAAGCACTTGCAGTAGCAGAATCCATTCCATCTAAACTAGATATACTTGAAGCATAACCTTGATTAACTGAACCAACTTGATCATTAATATCAACATTATCATTAAGTAAATAATTTTTATTTAACTTAGGTTTATATGATAAAGATTCATTAAGACTATCATTTATAAGACCTTTCTGATATTTTAAAGTCTTATTACTCATAAGTAAATTACCTAATGTACCAGCAGCACCAACTATAGTATTCATATTATTACTACCTTCAAGTGCAGTTCCAATATTATTACCAATAATTCCTAATTTACCCAAGAAAGAAGTAGATTTAGATAAAGTATTAATATTACCCATTTTTCTTAATCCAGACATACTAACTCCACTATTAAATTTAGGAGTAATAGGACTAATACCTAGATTTAAACCACTTTTTGCATATTTATTTTTAGGTGCAACTTTATCATTCATATTAACTAAATTTGCTTGTTCTACTTCAATTTGTCTTACATTAGAACTAGTTTTCATATTTTCTAAATCCATAAACTTCTGTGCAAAACCTAATCTTTTACTAAGTACAAATGGTACATTACTAATAGATTTATCATTAACAAGTACTTCACCAGGTTCTCCAACTGCAATAGTCTTATTATTTTTCTTTATGGGGATATTCTGTCCAGATTCATGTGTACCACTAGTTCCTCCTCTAGAATTAGTAATAAGTTTATTACCATCACCTAATGACATTCCTTTAACATTAATTGGACCACCCATTGCATGATGAAATTTTCTAGCATTAACTGCAAATTGAGCCATACTTCTAACATGAGCATTAGATGAATGTAATGCTTCACTAGTAGTTTTGCCAGTCCTTTGTTTATATGCAGTAAATCTACCTCTATGAGAAGGTTTAATCATACCTCCTTTACTCATAAATAAACTACTAGAATTATTCATACTTATATTATTTAATTCATTAAAGTCATTTGCTCTAACTCCTTTTTTATATAATTTATCACTTTCTTGTTTAGCAATATTATTTGCTTCCATCATTTGTTGTGCAAGTCGTTTCTGTTCTCTAGCTTTTTTATTTTCACTTGCATTACCAAATAATGCACCACCTATTACACCTACAGCAGCACCAACTCCTGTACCAATAGGACCAAACATACTTCCCATACTAGAACCCATTTGAAATCCATTACTTGCTCCAGTTAATGCACCACCCCAATCTTTACGAGGTAAATTTGCATAATATCCATTACTATATTTCATTGTAGATGTATTATTACTAAGAGTATGATTATATACAGAATCAGCGTAATTATAGAGATCCTTATTATTAAGAATAACGGACTTTTCTCTGTCAAGTTTTGATTGCCTATCTTTTTCACCAGAATTATATTTAGTACCAGAATTATTTTTAAGAAATCTCATTTCTTTTCTAAATGGTTCTGCAAGTGTACTATCTACTTTAAAAGAGTTTATATAGTCAGAATATTCTTTTGCATTTTGTCTTCTTTCAATATCGTCTTTATCTTTAACATAATATCCACCACTAGTTTTACCAATTCTTTCTGGTGGAACTAAATTATTTTTTAATCTAAATTGATCATAATCCATTGGAATACCTTCAACTCTATTTGCATTCCATGCTTGCATTACCATTGAAGGAAGATATGTTGAACCCAATAGTTTATTTGCATTATACGGAGCAGTATTACTACCAAGTCCACTTTCTCGCATAGCTGTTGATAAAGCATCCATTAAAGGAACATTTTCTTTTGCAGCAGCTTTAGAAAGATCTGCAACAACTTGTTTATTGATAATTGCACCATGTCTAATACCAGGTTTACCATTTTCAATATCTTTTATTCTAAAAGTAGAATTAATTGCAAGTGGTGCTGGAGAATCAAATTTATCTATTATATCTGCATATTTATCATTACCATTATAATATACTCTATTTATATCATATGCATTATTTAAAATAGGATCAGTTGTTGTTGGTTTAGGAATAGCAGTATATTTACTTAAATCAATTCCATTTCCAGCTTTAGGAATTCTTTTTACCTTATAATTGCTAGTATATTTCATAATATACTTTTTATATTAGGACTAATATTAGAAATTCTAAACTTTTTATTAGCAGTTGTATTGTCATATATCAGTCTGACTATTATAAAGCTACCAATAAAAAATGACTTTTCAAAATATTCTTTAGACAAATTTAATGCAGAAGTGATTAAATTTCCATTAGCATCAATAAATTCACTGTTTAAATTAGTGAGATAATCCAATGCATCATTATATATCCATTCTCCATCTAAAAATACTGCGTTACCAACTTCTATTGGTTCATGACTAATAGGATCATAATCATAAGAATGTTTAACAATACTTATTTCATTAGAGCATTGATTCTTAGAATAAACTAATAATCTACTAATTGTTTCATCCCAATAATTTATTCCATCTTTTTCAACATTAGTAACCCATTTAATAGATTTAAGTAAAAATCTATCTTTAGTATTCTGATTAAATATAAAATCAATAGAAGAAGAAAGACATTTATCATATGAATATTCTATAATTGCAGGACTTGTTGCATTAGTTTCAACATTATTATATGCACAATATGCTTCTGTTGTTAATACTGCCCATTCTGCATTATTTATAATATTTGATATTAAATCTCCATTACGATATTTTGTTTCTGCAAGATTTTGTACTACCCATTCTTGAGTACCTATACAAATTGTTGTATAAATCTTTCCATCATTTCCTGTATATATACCCGTTTCCCCATTAGTAAGAATTGTAGAATCTTTAATAAGACGAATACTATGACCAACGTTATATAAATCAAGGCCAGCATTTATATGATTTGGCATTACTTCATTATTATTATAATGAAGCTCCCATACATGAGCACTTGATATTCCAGAACTATAATTGGAAAGCCATCCTGCACACATTGCATTCAATGTAGTAAATATACCAGTATCTGATCGTCTTCCTCCTCCTAATGCTTTAAAACCACTACTATTAGTTGCATCTGTATTTGGACTATTCCAATAAATAAAGCCAATTTCTTTTAAATCTCCTCCTTTGTATTGACCACCAATAAAATCAACTAGTGTTAACCATTCAGTACGACTTGGAAGATGTGCTCCACTAGCAGCAATATGTCTTGCATCAGTTGCAGCATACCAATTATATAAATAACCATATTTTATAATACCAGGTATAGTATTTGATATATGAAAAGTATTTGGATTTCCGGTAAGTTTTTTATAAAGTATATTATCACCACTTAGTTGATATATTCCATTACTATTCCATATATATTTATCAGGAGTATAATCATGAAAACATACCCAAAACATTTTTTCAAAATGAAATGATAATGTAAAACTAGATAAATAATCTAAAGTATTAATTATATCTTCAATATTATCATAATAACACATTGCACCATTAATATCATTAGACCATTCAGTATCATCTACAATATTTGGTATTAAACTTCCATCATTATATCGTTTACTATTATAGTTTGCAGCTAACCATTCTTGATTTCCAATACATATTGTAGGATATATATTTCCTTCTGGATCAATCATACTTCCAGATTGACCATTAGTAAGTACTGTATTATTTTTTATAAAACGAATAGAAAAACCATAACTATATAGATTACCTTGTCCACTAATATCAGCATATCCATAATTTAAAGCATATGCTCTTTGAAGTCCTCCTCCAAGATCAGTATTTGTCCAAAAATCACCATGTAATGTTTTTCCTGAAAAATCTCCATTATCTGTTCGTATTCCAGATGGCATTCCATTAAACTTTGTTATATTTGTTGCTCCTAAATTTGGAGTTTGCCAATGAACAAGTCCTAATTCTTTTAATTTACCGCCAGCAACTGTATATCCTCCAAGATAATCAACTAATTCTTGCCATTCATCATTGGTTCCAATATGGTAACCTTCAGGACAAAATATAGATACATTTTCTCCAGGTAAACATCTAGCACCAACAGTATCATTAGACCATTCAGTATTATCAAGTAATTCAGGAATTAAAGTACCATTATTATAACGTGTACAACGATAATTCTCTGCCATTATAACTTGATTTCCAATCTTAACAAGAGGATAGATATTACCATCATAATCAGTTACAGTTCCATCACCTAAATCTGAATCATCTTTTATAAATCTTACTGATTCTCCTTCATTCTTAGAATTACCACTCCAGCCAGTTCCATTATTTGGAGTTAAATCATCTGAAATACTAATTAAAGTCCAAATTGAACCTACATCTGGAGCACTACTGTCATATTCTGTTGAAAGCCATCCTTGAAATGCCTCTTTAAAATCACTATATGTACTTCCATTACTTAATCTATGCCCACTTGCAAGCATATTTAATCCATATTCATTAGTACCTGGAGTAACACTATTATTCCAATGTATTAATCCAATTTCTTTTAATTTATATCCATTTGTATATCCACCTATATCAGTTCCTAATTGAAATATTTCATCTCTTGTAGGAAGATGATAACCAATAGGAGGAAATAAACTATTAGTGGCACAGTACCAATTATAAAATCTACCCCATTCTGCAGGATTAACTAAAACTACTTTTGTCTTATCAATAGCAAACTTATTATATAATGCGCCATATCCATAAATAGAAGATAATGGTAGTTTATTTTGTATTGTTAATAATAATCTCTTATATAAATCATCATAACCTAAATTAGCATGTATATCTTTAGGTTGTGCTGCAAGAGATATTAAATTTTTAGTTTGATTTCTAAACCAATCTTCAATACCTAATTTACTAATTTCATTTGCTTTATCAGAAATAATATATATACTTCCTTTATCTAAATCAACTGTAACTAATCCATATGGAGTTAATATAGTTCCTTCTCTATTCCAAGGTTTAATATAACTACCATCAGCATCAAGTAACTCTTGTACTGGTCTATCAAACATTTCACCAGTTTTTAATGCTGCATCAATATTATCAGTAACAAGTTTATCAACTACAATACCTCTAAATATACTATATTCAGTTTGAATATAAACTATATAATCATTACCAATAATTTTATAAATTGCACCTTTATGATTAGGAATATCAATATAATCTAATATTTTAAATTTCCTCCAATACATAGAATTTGCACCATCAGGTTGTTTAATAGAACTATATATTCTATCTTGAAACTTAACAGAAATTGGTGTTAATTCATTATCAATATTATCTTGACGAAGATTATTTAAAAGATGATAATCATTATTATAAAAATAATAATTAGCAATTCCAGCATCTACCATTGCTGTTATATATTCTTGTACTAAAGGGGAACCAGTCCATTTAAGTATATTAGTTGCAGGATAAAACTTTTCATATTCATTTTTACCTTCATATCTAAGACCACTATTTAATACACTTTCTATAGGAAAATACCATATTGCAGCACTAGTAGTAATAACTCCAGTTATCACAGAATTGTGTCCAATATATGTATCCCCCCCATATAAAGAAAATACAGGAGTATCTATGAGTGGTTTAACAACTCCTGTACTTATAAGTTCTTGATTACTAAAATCTAGATAAACATTATCTTTAATATTAATTAAATTTACTAGATGTTTATCAAAAGTATTAGATAAAGGTTCAAAATAATAACAGTTTTCTTTACCTTCATTTGAAGGAACTGTAGCACTATTATAAGCAGGAAGATAACTTATCTTTTTAACTTTACTAATTTTTCTAGTAGTATTTAAACTATAATTAGTAACTTCTACTATATTACTAGATGAACTATAATCTGTAGATTCAAGATGTAGTTCAGATTTAATATGACTAGGTTCTATATTAAGCAAATTAACCATACTATCAAATCCATGGAATCTATATCCTATACCATCTGCTAATGCAATACTTTGATCTAACATTAATTGATTATTCAAAGTACGTTTAGCATATAATATTTCCCATCCATCTACAGCACTTTCTAATGAGGTTCTAATAGTAGGATCTATACTAGACCAATTTAAACTAATTCTTAATCCAAGTATATCTTGATTCATACTACCTTCATATATTGAAAGATCACATGAACCACCATCATTTATTCCAATACTGCCACCTGTAGTAGCAGCTTCCATATCTATCTGAATAGTAATATATTCATCTACTAATAGTGGACAATCAGCAGTATAATTAAAATGTAATGTTTCTACGTTTTCATTATATATAGGTTGTACTTTAGGTTCAGTATATAATATGCTTTCTATAAAATTAACCCCTACTTTAGAAAATTTCTTAATTGTTACTGTAGCTCTACCTTTATATTGAGTCATACCTTGAGTATAACTAGCAACAACACATTGAATATCTAAATCAATATGTAGCGTTTGAGTTGTAGTAGCAGTATAAGTATTATAATCATCCCCTGCATCACTAGCAGGAATCCATGTTCCATATTTTGGAAGACTAGTTGTAAATATACCATGAAAAAAATGACCATTATATAGAAAATCATTAGCTATCAAATGTAAATTATCAAGTACTACATTTTTTGCAGTATTATGTAATACTCCATTTTTCCAACTATGTATTTGTCCAGCAGATGGAAAACGATGATGTCTAACTTTAGAGTCTGCTAAAATAGTACCATATTGATTATTATATCTTTCATTTTCATTTTCCCAAAATCCCATCTTGCCATAGTACTCTCCAGAATCACTTTCTATAGTTGCAGTACTTCCAAGTTTATATTCTTTTATACTATCACCATCATAAGTATTTGTATCAACATCTTCTCCATTTTCAGCAATTCTACCAGGAAGGTGATAAATACCATAGAATCCACCTCTCTTATCTCTTAATCCTAAATATAATGCATATACTTCATCACTTCTAAATTCTCTGAAATTAAAAATAAATGTAGAATCTTTATAACTATTTTTACTTGTACTAAGAGATACAGTTTGATCAGATACCCAATTTACTGTTAATTTAGGTATTACATTATCATATATTTCAGCTAAAGATACTTTATCTATCTTAGATGGATTTCCTAAACGTAATTTTCGATTAGATTGTGTAATTGTTTTAATAGTATCAAAAGAAGGAGATGATATAATAACTTCATTAAGATTAAATGGAATCAATTTATCTATATCATCTATTAATACATCAGTACTATTATCACCTATTTTAATTCTCTTTGTAATAAAGCACAATGTTCCAGTTTCAGTTCTTTGTATTACTGCAAGTTTAAAATATTTTCTTGTAATATCAAGATTAGAAACATTTATAGTAATTGCTTTATTTGTAACTACTAAAGTAGCATTTCCTTTAAATTGCCTATATGCAGTAAGAATATCATTTTCTGTTATAAAAATGGGATTTGATATTATACCAAAATTAGTATTAACATCAGGTTCAATTTCATATGTTAAACTGACAAAATATGCTGCGGCAGGAAGTCTACCTCCAGTAGTAATAGTACTACTTGTACTTGCTGTATTATTTAAAGCATTGAAATTATTATGAGTAAATTCTGGAAATAGATAAATATCTTTTAAATCAAATTCATTATTTATTGTAATAGGAGAAGTCAATGCTCCACTTATATTTATTATCATAGGTTTATGAAAACCTGTTGTCCATGCTACAATAAGATCACCTTTTGCATTATAACAATGGACACCTTCTATATAAATATCAGGAAATGTGAGAGGATTGTAATTTAAGAAAGTATCTATAGAAGTTAATATAGTAATTAAAGTTCCAGTTTTAGATAGATGTTTAATATATGTAGTACTATTATTATAGATATATAAAATAATATCATTAGGTGTTGTAATTCTACCTATAATCGTGCCAGTAATTTCATTATTAAAAATAGTATCTCCAGGTTCATTTTCAACTTCATCAAACCCTCTACTAATTAAAATATTTTTTGCATGTGCCCATGTATATAACGCACTATCTGCAAATTTACCATCTAATCGAAGTCCTTTAAGATTCATTGGTATATTGTCTATTATACTAATCCTGTTTGTCCAGTAATACTATTTTTCAAATGCAATGTGGCTTCTTCTCTAAATGTATCACTTATAGGTAAATTCAGATTAACTATAAATGTTCTAATTAACTGACTCATTTGTGATCTTTCTTCAGAATCTAAAGCACTTACTTGATTCCTACCTTTTTTACTTTCTTGAATCCACATACTATATGGATTAGTAATAGGATTCTTACTATCTAAACTAAATATAGGATGTTTATGACCACGTTTTAATATAGAATATATAATATACCATTCTATAGCACCCTGTACAATAGAATTCATAGGAACTCTAGGAAAATATACTAATAATTCAGGATCATATTCAATAGGAAGTGCTTGATAATATACTCTAGCAATACCATCTTCAAGAGATGTTACAATATAACCATTTTTAATTGTATATGTATTACTACCATCTAATTGTGCATTAAAAGAAGGCTCCTGAATAGCATTTATTTTATTTAATCTATTAAGTTTAAATCCATCATGAAATACACCTAATATTCTTCTTATATCTTGTGGGGTATCATCTGGTAATGAAACAATATAATCTACTATAGAAATATCAATATACTTTTCTTCATATAAACTAACTAATTGCATTTGATCCATAGCATCTGCTATCCAAAGAGGTGTTCTAGGAATCCAATCACTATAATCAATAGAAAAGTTATTATCTATACGAGCAATAATCTCTTTAGCAGAACCTAATTGATATATCATTATTTTAGATTTTATCTAATATACAAAAAGAAATTGACATTTACAAGTCAATTTCGATAATAATTTTAAAAGTGTGACTCCTCTATTAGAAGTCACACTAGTATTTTATTAGTCAGCTACAAGAAATTTAGTAGTATTCCAACCAACTGCAGCACTTTCATATATCATAATATATGTATATAAAGCAGTACCAGATATAGCTGCACCAGCAGTTCCACTGTCTATCTTTTCAGCAGCTCCAGGATATATCTTTAATACAGCATTTTCTGGATTAATAATAATATGTACTGTACCAATACTAGGAGTACTAGGAAGTTTAACTCCAGCAGCACCAGCTGCAGCAACTGCACCACTTATTCGATGAATAAATCTATTAGATGCAAGAGCACCAGCACCTACGGCATCAGTACCAGCAGCTGCCATCTGTTCAGCAATTCCATTACCACTCATAATTGCAGTAATTAAACTGAGATTATTAGCAATATTTGTTACATTTGTGTTGTAACCAACAATCATTTCATTAATCTTACGCTTTGCAGCAGTAACTACTTTACCAGGTAGAATGTTCATAATAATATTTATTAATGGGTTTATAACTTATTTTTTAATTAATGAATCTAAAACTCTAATATCATCTTTTATTAAAGAATCAATTAAAGGAGCATTATTTTGATCTTTATTCATTTCTAATGTAGTTGCTTTTAATAAAAGATTACTACTTACTCCAATAACACCATTTGCTTTTATACTATTAGTTTGTATATCAAGTTTTTTAATAGTAGCATATGTACCTAGTACCATAATTACACAAGTAAATGCTAATACACCAATAGCTATTTTAGGATACTTTTTAAAGAATCTATATTCTCTTAAATCAACATTTAATTCTTCTAATTTCTTTTCAGTATCAGCTTTCTTATCATCAATCTTTTTATCTATTCTTTCTAATACTTCTTTTTGAGGACAATTTAAAATATGATTAGTTTCATCTAATTGAACATTAGTAATAGTTTGTTCTAATGTAGTAACTCTACCATTAGTTTTCATTGTTTGTGCTTCAATTCTAGCTAGAGTAACATCTTGTGCAGTCATTCTAGCATTAAGTACTGTAGATTCTGCACTATGTTGAATAACAACTATCTTAAGCTTATCATCAAAGGATCTTAACTTCTCATCAAAAAGTTCTCTGAGAAGATCTATATTTTCAGGCATAATTATATATGTTATAATATAATTAGTAATATTTTATCTTTATATTAGTACTTTTTTGCTTGCTGTTTTGCTTAGTTATAATGAAATCCGAAAACACTAATTACTCCCTGCTGTTGGTATTATCTGCAACATTAAAACCTTCCCCTTTGCAGAATTATATTCAATCTCATTGTCTGTTGATTCTTGTATCTGACATCTATACCAGTTGTTATTATCTGGCCCGTGACATGAATTATAATATCCTCCTGTTAATAAAGTTGGGCCTCCCGGAAGAGATTTTGTCTCCCACGTAGTTCCAAGATCACAAGAAAGATATATACTTTCAAGTAGGTATTCATTAGAGAATAATATACCCAAATCATTCCCGTATGTCATATCTAAAACATCATTGGCATTTTCAATTTTCACATACGTGGCCTCATCTAATATAGAACTGTATGGTGCTTTCCAAAAGCCAAGATAAGCTGCCCCAGAATCACTTGCCCAATAAGCGTAACCATTATTTACATTGAAATAGAAACCCGATGTATGCCAACGATTCCCAACATCAACATATCCCCTTACTTTCGTCCAAGACCAAGTATCTAAACTCATATTATAAAAACCCTGAATCCATCCACTATCACCACCATCACCCACTGATGCCCACCATGAGTTATCAATAGGACAATAATCAACAGCCTCAAAATGTCTTATTGAAATACCTCCGCACGTTACTCCTATTTTAAAAGCACTTTTTATAGTCTTAAACGAATCAGTAGAATACCAAATATTTCCTGCTGTTCCACTTTGTATTGAATATTTGCCCCAAACTATCATTTGCTTGCCACCAACAATAGTATTTTTTGATATTGACTGAATGCCTTTAAAGTTATCATAAGTCTCAAAACCAGTAGGAGTCCATGCACTGCCATTAATATCTAAAATAGTTGATAAATGATAGGAAGAAAGGTTATTTGTAGAATAGAAGCACTGTGTTCTGTTTGCCCATCCTATTGTTCCGTCAGCACATATAATAGCATAATCTATTATGTCACAAACTCCAGTTAAATCTAAACTATAGGGATAAGTAACACCTCCATCAAGACTCAAAGAAAGAACACTCACATTATCAAACTTCAACCACTTATTTCCATATACAGTACATATATGGTTTGTTACAGTAGTGAAATAGTATGACTTCAAGCCACCAACCGATCCCCTTTTGACTGAACTATAACTACCGTATGTTATCATATATTTGCTCCTAATGAAGTTAAATATCCTGTTTTAAATACTGTTATTATATCAGCAACATCCTGATCAGTAAAAGCACCCCCGACAATAGCAAAAGATACTTGATTTGTGTCTTGACATATCAATACATTCGCATTTGCAATAGCAGAAGAACCTTTTGCCTGACTGGTTTTAGAGTTTCCTATATAAACATTAATAGTTGTATTATCTGGTCTAACGCTTATCAGCATGTCTTGAATGTTCGCTTTTGATGCACCAAAATAGGTGGCGCTATTTATTTGGCTATATAGAAAACCGTCTGTGTAGTATTGAATATATGAATTTGTGCCAGTAGTAGTACCAATAATAGGCTTTGCATTTTTATTATTAGTTCTTGAATAAACCCCTATAGATGTACTATTTAATGATAAATGAATTGCATTAGTTGATGGATTATAATTAGTGTCTATGTATTTAGTTCCACCATCTCCAGTCCATCCTCTATCTGTTACAAAGGTTGGGGTACTTACAAGTGTAATGTTGTTCCTATTTGCTAATATATTTAATCTGGAACTTAAAGTCCCGTGAGAAGCAAGCAAGTAAATACAATCTGTTTTTGCCCAAAATGCTTTAGTTTTTCCAAGAGTAAACGCATCACTTATTATTTGTTTTCTTGCATCAGAAGGCGTTTCAGAAAGTGCTGTCATTCTTGAAAAAAGTGCAACTGCATCTGTATCATAAGGAGGAGCAGGAGCAGTCTTGTATACTTCACTACTGTAGTCAGAGAAGAACTCTGTATTTTTTGCTCTAATTTTATAATACACAACCGACGTAGTGATTACGTGATCGTAGGCTTGAGTTCCGGCAGTAACAGTAGTAAGCAAGGAATATCCTCCTCCTGCTATGTTTGCATAAATCTCTATATGAGTTGCATCAGTATTGTTATCAGCCCATGTTAATCTTAAACCACCTGTAATTATTGCAACGGATAGTGTTGATGGAACACTTAAAGTAATAAGCTTTGACCTTAGTTTATAATCAACTATCTCAGCATACAACCCTGTATGATCATAGGTTTGAACTCCGATATTAAGAGTAGTTAAAAGAGCATAAGCAGCACCGTCAATACTTGCCCATATCTCTGTCTGAGTTCCCGCAACCGAAGTAAATGTAATTCTATTACCTCCTGTTATTGGAGTAATAATAACATTGGTAATTTGTGAAGTCCAGTTACGACTCCACGAAGGATTCAATATCTTACTATTTGTATTATTAAAATTCATATACTACAAATTAAAACCAAACACATTGCCACCACTATAAGTAATATTTTTTATTTTACCAGCACTACCAGAAGCTAATGTTATAGGTTCATTAAAAGTAATTCCAGTTAAATTTTTAGCAGTTAATAAATTAACACCATTTGCATCTGCAAGTACTGTTAATATAACACCTACACCTATTACTATAAAGTCATAAGTTTTAGTGGTATTACCAGAAAGTACAAATTCACCACCATCAATACCACCTAATAATTCTAAATATCTCATATCTTTATAATTTTAATTATTAACAAATTCTTTTTGATGAATCTCTTTTTTAATCTCTTTTTCAGGACGTCTATAATTCAAAAAATGTATAGAATCTATCTTCATTAATTCTAGCATCTTATTAAGAATACCAATCTCAGTAGTATTAAGAATTTCATCTTTGTTATTAAATACAATATCCTTCTTACTGCCTCTTCTAGTAAACTTACTAGGTATAAACTTAAAAAATCCTCTATTTTCTATAGCACCTGCTTCCCACCAAAACCAATATCCATAATCACTATTATGATGTGTATGCCATTTAACTCCATCTGGTGCATTTGCAGTATTAAAAGGAGTCTTACCTTCTTCTATTAATTGTTTCTTATATTTATTACTATTACCCCAATCTACTGGAAGTTTTACAGGAACTCCTTTAAAAAGAAAAGTACGAGCTTTTTCCCTTATATATAATTTACCAGCATTTCCAAATGTATAATATCCACCTTTAAGTATATATTTAGCTATTTCTTGATTACTATATCCTAACATTTTAAGATATACTTCATAAGGCATTATAGCTTTATTAAGACGTTCATAAAGAAGTTCATGAAGTGTAGTATAACGAATAGCATTTACATATGACTTAACATAATGTGCAACTCGTGTTAATTGACCATTTTCTACGAGTTGTTTTATTTTTATATAAGCTATATATGGATTTTCAAAAAGATTATCAACATTAATACCTACGTTTTCAAACTCAGATTTATTATTAATAATAGCATTTTTAAGATATTCTTTACTACCATAATATTGAGTAATTTTATTACTAACTGTAGCAATTTTGATCTCAAGATTAGTAATATAATCTTTATATAAATCTTTAGTTTCTAACATTGTATTATTCTATATCTCTAGTTGTAACTGGATTTTTTGACTGTGCATCAGAAGTATTTCTAACTAATCTAGTAACTTCTTCAATAACTGCATTTAGCATATCTCCTGCAAGAGGAAATTCCATATCATCTTTATAACATAAACCTGTAGGATCATCACTATCTCTAGTAACATCTAATCTCTCATATACTGCATCTACTAATAACCATTCAAGTTTAGTATTGTTCCAAATATATATATATTCATTTGTATAAATATAAGCAATTCCACCTCCAATAAGTCTTAGATGTCTACTAAACATCATGATATAGGGCTTAATATGCCTAAACGGAACCATCCTATCGGTCTTACCCACAAATACAAAAGGAGTATCTGACTGGTGTCTAATAGGGGCAGGAATCTTATATTTAGTTCTTAGAATAGTATATCTAGAAGGTGTATTTGGATCAATAGATGCATTAACTAAAATTAGTTCAGCTACGTATGGCTGAATATATCTTTCATTAATTCCATATTTATCTGCTTCTCTATGAACAAAAGTATTTCTAGTTTGAATAATTAAATCTTTTAATCTTTCAAGAAAAAGAATATCATTACCTCTGTCAAAACTTTCAGCAATTTGAGATGCTAATGTACTAAGTGTAGCCATATTATTTCATTAAATATTTACCATTATGTTTCTTATGTTTACCATTATGCATTATAAATTGAGAAAGTGTTTTTCCAGAAACTACACTTCCATATCCAGTACCTGTACTATTTGTTGCATAAGCTCTAAAATAATATCTAGTAGTAGAAATAAGTCCTGTAACTGAACTAGTAAAACTACCTACTCCTGTTCCATCTGACGTTTTATTATTACTAATTGTAGGATTAGTAATTATATCCCAACATATTCCCTTTTCTATAACTGTTGCTCCACCATCATTTGTAACATTACCTCCACCATTTAATATTGTTCCATGAATATTAGATAAACTACCAGTAGTAACTGTTGGAATACTTCCACTAGTTCCATATATTCTAGCGCCTATTTGCCAAGTTCCATTTTGATTTGTAGTTGCAGGAGTACTTCCAGTAACCCAAGTACTTGTAGTAGTTAATCCTGTTTGCCAAGTACTAGTTAAGTCAGTACCATTAATACGAACGGCTGGTACAAAATCAGTAACATTATTAAAATTAGGATTAACAACTAAAGAATGTGTATCATATCCTAATACTTGCCATTGTGCAAATGTTAATACATTACCATTATATGCAAATAATGGAGTACCACTACTACAATAAAAAATATTATAATCACTTTCAAAACCGCTAGTGCAACTAGCATCTTCAAGATTGATAGATATTATTCCATATTGAGTTGTATATATAATATTGTTTTTAATCTTAGTACCTGTAGATGGAGCATTACCTCCTTCAGGACTATCATTTTCTTGAACATATATTATTGCACCTTGACTAACAGGATATGGAGCAAATGATTGATAAAAGGTATTATTATATATTTTTGCACCATTAATACCACGTACAATAACACCAATCATACAATCTTTAAAAATGTTATATGCTACTCCATTTGTAGTATTGGTCATACTACTTCCTGCACTTCCTGATTTTAGTACAACACCGTATGGTGAATTAAAAACATAATTATATCGTATATCATTATTTATATTAAATCCTACAAATATACCATGTGTAGGATAATCAGTAGCCGGTGAACCAGTCCAATGTATATAATTACCAGTAATAACTTGACCATCAAGTTTATTATTTAAAGTAGAACTATATGCTTCATCACCAGAATTTAGCATATATCCACTAGTTGGTCCTGTACTTAAATTATTATTTGTAAAAACAAAATTAGTTTGTGATGTATGTAATGTATTATATGTACTAGTAAGATTCTGTCCAGTAACAGTTAAATTTATAGTACCTCCTCCACCAGTAGAATTGGTTTCAAATACACCCATATCTGGTGCAGAACCATTAAATGGTAATCCTACATCAATTCCTGCATCAATTAAATCAGAACTACTAAGTAAATGCCCAAAAGTTATATCTGGTAAACTACCATCTGTTTTTCTTGTTCCACTTAATTGAGAAATAGTAACACTACTAAAATCTCCAGTATTTACAGTAATCCCTCCATCCCAAGTATTATGATCACTAGTTGATGTTGCTAAATGGACTTGAACTGTTCCTGCTCTATTATTAAAAGCTGCATTATTACGAAATATATTTCCTATTCCACTAATATAACTAAATTCCCAACCCATTTGTGCATTATCAAATGCTAAATTGTTATAGAAATTCATTCTACAAGTACCCCAACCTGATCCCCAGTTTTGATCAAAACCATGATGTTTATTACCAGCAGCAATACAATTTGTAATTATCCTTCGTACTGTACTATTATAAGAAGTTCCAGTATAACCTGGCCCTAATTTAAATCCTTGTCCATTACCCATTGGAGAACCATCATCTTTATAACCATTATAAAATGACCAACAATTTTTAAGAGTTATATAAGAATCTACTCCATATAAATCCCAACCATCATCTGCATTTCTCCATGCTCTACATCCATCAAATATAATATTATCAGAAGTATTTGCAGATGCTCCACCAGTTACACCAAATCCATTTGCATTTTCAAATGGTGCAAATACTCCAGAATTAGATGAATTAGGATCTATACAATAATATGCATCACAATTCTTATATGTTACATAGGTAGAATTATTACAAGTGAATCCATAACCTCCCATATCATGAGCAACACAATTTTCAATAGTAATATGATTTGAACTAGTAGTATAAAATCCTGCTATATTAGGTGCTTCTGGTAAACCATGTGCAGGATCAGCAGGTGGTTGTAGTATTCCAGTTATAACTAATCCTTTTATATCTAAATAACTACAACTTCTATTTATAATAACAAAACACGCAGATTGATTGGTGGTAATATTACTTAAATTAAAAACTGGAACTTCTCCAGGATAAGCACTAATAACAACATGAGAACTACTTGTTCCATTTAAATTTTCTATATATAAATGTGCAGCTGCACTATTACCATAAGTTGAACGATATGTTCCACCTCTAATATATAAAATATCTCCTGCGCCTATACGACTGACACCATATTGTATATCTAACCATGGACTATTAATACTTGTACCATTATTAGCATTACTTCCATTTGTAGCTACATAATATGTAGTTGCATTAGATAATAATGTAATAAAAACTAAAGATAAAATAATAATTAACTTTTTCATAATATTAATTAAAAGGATGTGTTTTTCCAGCACCACTATTATATAATGTAGTAACTTCAGTTGAAGTTAATCCTCTATTCCATATAGCAATTTCATCTAATATACCAACTATTCCATTTAAACTATTTACTAATTCATTACCAAAGTTTAAATAATTAATTGTTGGAAGAACTCCAGTTGTAGTACCTCCAGTATTAGACACATATTTATCTACAGTATTTAAATATATCTTAGCATTTTGCCCAGTACCAGATAACACAACAACTAAATTATACCACGTGTTTATTACATATTGATTATCACTAGCATAAAAATATCTATTTGCACCACTTACATCATATACTTTAAAATATAAACCATCATCTGTTCCACCATAATTCATAATTATACTTATTCCATTATATGGCGCAGTTGCATATACTTCATCAAATAAATAATAAGTTCTGCCTGTAACATGTGGTAATGCAGTTAATTTAAACCATAATGAAATAGATAATGCTGAACTACTATATTGTATATTAGTTAAAGTAGCAACATTAATAAAATCACCAATATTTGAAAATGTAACTCCTTTATTTATTATACCTGTTGCATTTGAAGTAGCGCCACTTAATGCAGCATTTGCACTAGTTCCAACTGTTGCAACTTCTGTAGTTCCACTAGTAGCATCTAGTTTCCAATAAGCAATAAGTCCATTTAATAATGTTGAACTAGTACTTCCTACTGGATAAGAACTTTGTACAACTCTTTGTAAATTACGTATAGGTGTTTGTGCAGTAACACTTATTACTATACATAAAAATAATGGAAATATTAATAGTTTTCTCATGGTATTAAACTTCCTGTTAAATCCCAAACATTAGTCGATCTTTGAATAAATATAACATATGCATATCTAGCACCTACCTTTAAATATGAACTAGGACTATGAATAGTTACATTAGTTCCAGCTACAATACTTGTTTGTCCAGTTCCACCCATAGTTACCATTACTGGAATATTAAGTGGAAAATTAACACTAGAATTTTGTAATATAGTAACAGTATTAGTACTCGAACTAGTCATTTCAATCACTTTGTTTTTATCAGTTAAAGCAACATTATATGCAGTTCCACTTTGAGTATTATATACAACTGGTATATCTACATCATTTATACTGTCATTTAATTCTGCCATTAAATCAGTCTGAGCAGATAATGTACCAGTAATTCCACCCCATGCTCCACCTGGACTAGGTGCCATAATAAGATTAGTACCATCAGATTTTACTACATAGTTAATAGTTCCTGCTGTCATAGGATATGTTGCAGTTGATGTTACAAAATCAGTACCATTAGCTATTATAATCTTTCCACTAGTGGCCGCTGTGTTAGGATATGCTGGTGTTGAATTAACAACATTATTTCCATCAGAAATCAATATTTTTCCAGTAGTACTGGCAGTACTTGGATAAGTTGCAGTACTCCATCCTGGAAGTGCACCACTACCTCCACTTCTTAATATCTGTCCACTAGTACCTGTTGTTAATGTTTGTTGAACTCCAGTAGGAGTAGTACCAGCTGCAATTAATCCATATGCAATAGTAGATGTATTTCTACCTGTTCCACCTTGTATAATTGTAACTGAAGAGTTACTTGTTAATATAGTTGAACTAACATCAGGAAGAGTAAATACTTTCTCACTAGTAGTTGGACCACTAAATTTAATGAAACCATTACCAGTCCCCCCATAAGAAGAAGATATGATATTAGTTACGTTAGTACTACCATCTACACTATTTCCATAAATACTTCTAGGAGTTGTCCATTTTGCAGCACTTCCTGTAGTATTTTGATTAAAAGTAGGAAAACCAATTAAACTTGCTGCACTTCCATTAGTAGATAATTTAGCATTTAATGCATTTTGTAAATCTGTCTGAGTTGATAGTGTACCAGTTATAGAACCCCAACTACCTTCACCTCCACTACCTCCACCTCCACTTCCATGTGCACGTGCGTATGCTTGAGTAGAAAGAGTATCAGTAGTATTTAATCTAGGAACTCCAGTAAAATTAGGAGCATTAATTGGTGCTCTTAAATTAATTTGACTCTGAAAATTAGAAGTACCTCCAGCAACTAAATTTAAATCAGCAGCACTAAAAGTAGAGCCAGATAATTTATTTAAATCTGCTGCACTACTGGTTATAACAATACCACCAATTTTAGCACCGTTTCCAATATTAATAGGTGCTTTAAAATCATATTTCGTATATGTTTGTACCCAACCTGCACCTTGTGGAAATAAAGGTTGCAGTAGTAATAATAGAACAAAACCTGTTAATAATTTTTTCATTAGTATTGTATTTTAAGTTCAACATCTGTTAATTCATCATTACTATCATTTATAATATCAAGTACATATAAGTTATCAACAAGAGTAACTATTTGTCCTATATGTGAACTAATAACCATACCTGTATTATCATACATAATAATAGATATAGGTTTTGTAGTACTATTTAAATTATATCTTGTAGTAACATTTGCAGGAATTGTAATAGTAGTACTAACAGAAGGTATGTATTCTCCAGAAGTAGTAATTGGTACAATCCCAGGTACCATACCAGGAATATTAATAATATCTGGAGTAGCACCAACTAAAGATAGTTTATATATTATTTTATCATATTCTTCTTGTGTTAACCAATCTAAATAATTCCAGTCTGGATTATTAGTTTGTTCTAACAATTGAATAACAGTAAAATAGAATTGAGCAAGATATGTAATTAATGTTCCTTGCTCTTTACTAGTACCCATACTTTTTTCATCAGCACTTAACCATGCTAAAGATTCAATTAAATCAATCTTTCTAGCATTATAAAATGTCTGATATATAGAAAATATATCTGGGTTATATGTAATTACTACTGCCATATTCTATTAGTACTTTGAAAAGTATTTACTTGTCTATCTAAATATTTTGTACATCTTGCTATAGCTTCAGCAATATTAGTATATAAGGTATCATTACCACTACTATATGTTGCGTTCTGATATGTATTATTACCAATAAACATTATAGATAACATTACTAAATTAACAAAGTCATATCCTTTAGGAAGAATCCTTTGAATATCATCTGAAAGTAATATTTCTTTTATATCTTTTTCTAATTCAGTAAGAATATCATCTGCAATAATAATAGTAACTCCAGCGCCAGAGGTATGATTACTTATTTTATATAATCCTATTTCACCAAAACTATAGTTTTGATTAATATTATTATTAATAGTTACTTGAGTAGGAGTATCAAATATACCACTAGTTAATAATTTTGCAATATCAAATGTAATAGTTCCACCACTAGCATTAGCTATATTTATAGTATCATTAGAACTAAAAGTAATAGTTACTCCGGTCATTGGTTTTTAGATTTAGCTTCCATTAATAACTGTTGATAATTTCCACTAGATACAGCAGCAGAAATAAACTTAACTGTATCATCAATTATAGTATCATGTACAGAATCAGGCAAATCACAATCTACTATTATTGGAGAAGATGTTAGTACAGCAGATTTTGCTATATAAATCATTCCAAGTTTATTAAATGTATATCTACCTAAATGATATACTCGTAATTTATTGTTAACAAGTATTGTTCCAATATATTTTCGTTTGCCACCATAAGGATTATTATTAAAACTAATTATATCATATGTATCTAATAATGGATTAGGTAGAGTAACATATGTAACATTATTACATTCAATAGGTTTTATTATAGAATAACTAGTTTCAAATCTAAATAAATCAGTTGGTAACGTATAATCTCTAAATGAAGTATCTATTTCAGCATCTGGTGCTGTATCATCTTTTATTTTAATTAGAGTACGAAGATTATTATATTTATTTATAATATCTCCATAAGTGAGAATTCTAAATGGAACTCTTTTATTTTCATCAGGTTTATTACCTTTACTAATTTCAGTTTTAACAAATTCAGAAATAGTTCTATTAAGAAAAAAATCCTTTATTACAGGATCTAAACGATTAGTAGGATTACTATTTAGAATACTTAATCCTAAATCTAATCCAATGTGCATTTGTGCTCTAGTTCTGATTGGCATGATAGAAAGTAAAAAAGCCCTAGCCTTCCGACTAGGGCTAATTATTAATTAAACATTAAAGTCAGCTTCAAGATTAAATATGCCTTCATTACTATTATTAGTTGTATGACCAGTAAGAGAAGCAAGAAATGCAAGTACTAGTTCCTGATTAGGATTCATACTTTCTAAAATAGGACGATGTGTAGGTGTATTAAACCTAAACATATATGTGTTATATGTTCCAGTGGAACTTACTTCACTAACAACTGTATTCATAAGATCAGGATACTGAGGATAATTACATTTTCCTCTTTCAACATTACATTCTTTTTCATATGCAATGAGTTGTGTAGCAGTTCCTGTTCCAGTAACATGAGCAGTACTAGTTGTAATAACAGCACCTCTAGTAATACCTACTGGAGAAACTTGGAAGTTTTTACCAGCTGTAATACGTGTTAGTACAATATTTGTACCAGCAGTAGCATTAACTACTCTCAATGTATCAGCATTTACTAATGCAATAAGAGCTGCAATAATAGTTGAAGAAGTATCACTAGCTGTAACAGTATATGAATATGTTCTATTTCTAGTTAATTCATGAGCACTTTTAGTAGTATCGGTTACTACAAACCCAGCAACCTGTCCAACTTCAAGATTACTATAAGTAACAGCAATATTCATTACTTTAGCAACAGGCGCAGCATATGCCTGATAATGAACTTTACAATCTGCTTTTGTAATTACAGGACTTAATTTAATCCCATTAGCAGTCATAATTGCAATCATAAACTTAGTAGGAGTATCTGACTCACTAGCAGCAGCGAGATCACAAATTCCATCATAATGTGCAGAATCAGGATCTTTGTCAATAATAACATAAGCTCCAACAGCTAACGATGCAAGATCATCTAAGTCTCCACTTGCAACTGTAAGTCCAGAAGCATATGTATCATGGCTAATTACCATCAATTGTTTCATAATACAAATCTTTTTTTTAGTTATTAAACTTTTTGTAAAATAGAATAACGAGTTTTAAACTCATTAACTTTTGCGACTCTATCAGCAGCTTCACTAGAAAAATAAGCAACTGCTTCGTCAGTAGTATTTCCTATAACAATTCCAGCATCATTACCATCAACAATAATAGATGTATTACTTAATCTTTTTAAAATACCATTAACACAATATCTTTCAATTTTTGCTTTGATTGTTGTAATAGAATCATTAGCAATTTTAAGAAACTCTTTTGGATTACTATCCACCATGGTTTTAAGTTTCGAATCAGCGTCTACATCATCTAATGATGAAGCATTAATACCTTTAACAAATAATATATCTCTAACTTTAGATCTATCTGCAAGTATTTCCAGATATTTCTTAGTAGCTTCGATACTTACTGTATGTTGTGCTCTTCTTGTATCTTCAATTTCTCTAGGATCAATAAGAATAAATTCAATGTTAGTACTATTATTAATTGATTCTGCTTGTTTAGCAACTTTTCTATGCCCTAAACAAAATATCCAAAGTAGATATTGTTCAGGATTTATAGGACTTGCATATTTAAATCTTTCATTTTCAACAATAGCAGAACTCATGACATAATTCTTAAGACTATCATCAGAATCAATAACAGTTTTCTTAGCATCTTTTGCAGCAAGTGCAACAATAGCTTTAATATTTTTTTCTCTACTTAAATCAGTAAAATTAAAATTGAATCCAGTTTCTAATGTTTTTCCTCCAATAGGAACTTTAATACCAAAACTATCCCAATAATTCTTTACTTTCTTATGCCATGTAGGATCATCCGTGTTAGTCACTATTAATCCAGGCATTAGTACTTTTAGCATCTCTTGATACTCAGGAGATAAAATTCTAGTAACAGCTCCTTGAACAGAACCTAAAGGTTGTTCAACAGTTCCAAAAACATCTTTATTTAGAAGTTTAAAAACAGTAGGATTTAGTTTGCTTATTAAGTTAATAGGACGATTTAAAGTAACCATAGTATTTTATTTATAAGTTATAATCTTTTATATATTATCACTTGGTTTGGTTCATATTATAGAGCCATTTCAAGCCAAAACGAAGTTGTTGCGTTTTTAAAGTTGATACCACGAGAAGTCATAACTTCATATGATGCTTTATCTTTAGTTGTAGACAATTTTGAATCACGTCCAGCAACTGCTTTCCAAGCTTCTGGAAGATTCGTCATACCAACATATACACCAGCCATTTCTTCTCTGCCAGCTTCAGCAACAAGAGTAACATTACGTTCTCCACCTTCATCCAATGAATGATCTACAAAGACAAGGTTGTAAGAAAACAATGGATAACCATTATACATTCTACCATTCTCCCTATCCTGTTCTGCCAAAGCACCATGATCAAACATCTTACATGGACGAACAGTAATAACTCTACCATCAATCATCTGATACCTATTAAAATAAGCACCAAATGTCATATACTGATTTCCAGTAACAACTTTTTCACCAACAGCTACAACATACTCAGCAGCTTCACCCATAAGCATGGTATGAAACATTTCAGCACCACCACGACCAGTATAGAGAACAACTTCCATAGGAGTTGAATCTACACGATTATCAAATACTGTACGAGCAGTACTATCAAATTTAGCTTTAGTTAATACTGAGAAAGTATCATAGTTACCAGCAGTTTTAATAATCTGCTTTACACCAGCTCCTTTAGGAATAGGTAATCCAGTTTCAGGATCGGTAGTTGTTATAACACCAAGACTAGTCCTGTTATATTCACTGAACCAAAGATCAGTTTCATCTAACATCCTACGTTCCATTTCCCATTGTTTCAACTCAACGGGCATCCACATATTAGTTTTTCCACCACCTTCAAGATCAAACTCTACGTTTGTAACTTTGTTAGCAATATTACCACTAATAACTTTAGAATAACGCTGCCATCCAAACTGATTGGTAAGTTTACCAGGAAGCATCCTATTAGATGTAGTTCCATCAGACAACTGACCAGCTACAGAAGTAGGACCCATTGCCCATGCTTGTCCAGCATAAAAGTTAGTAAGAGGAACATATGCTGTAAGGTCACTCGTAAGTAACATAACAGTAACTCTCCATCTCTTTTCAGATTCCTTTTTAGGTTCACTCTGAAAACGTACCTGATATGCCTGATCAGGAGTATATGCAGAATACTGATAATGAATCCAGTTATCTTCAAAGATAACATCAAAAGGAGTACAGTTAAGACCAGGAGTTGTAAGATTAGTATCTGCTAATCCAACTACTTTTGTAGTCCAACGAGATCTGCCCATTACAGGCCAAGTATACTGGGTATCATTAAGTTCCACTGGTTTAATACTCTTAAAAGCATTCTGCCCTTGTGTAGCAGTAAAAAGCGGAAACATATCACTATCTCTACCCCAAAGATATGTGAGATTTTTACTTAGAGTAACTAGGTCAATAAGGCCAGTTTTATACAGTAAATTCTCATCAAGATGTGTTTTACTGTCATACTCTGTAGGATACAATTCTCTCATAAAACAAACGTAATTTAATTATTTAACACTTAAAATTAATTTTTTGCCACCTGTGGCAGTACCGCTTCCTCCACTACTTGCTTTAGTATTTAGCTTAATAACATTTTTGACGATATTATTATTTACATTAGCATTGATAATTTGTGAATCATCATACTTTGTAAATTTTCTAAATGCATCAAAAATATCATGATGGGGTGTGCGTTTAGTATCTTCCATAGCTTCGTCATATTCAAGTTGTGTCATAGTATAAACTTGCTCACCAACTTTAAAATTAAGAGGCTTTTCTATATAATCTTGAAAATCTTTAATTGTTTTAGTAACAAATTTACCATCATCAGTCTTAACTTTAATCACTTCTGGAATAGTAAATTTCTTATCACCAACAACTAATTGCTTAGTAGAAAGAGTTTTATGTACTTCATTCCAATATGCAGTTCTTTCTATTTCTGCATTTCTTTTAGATTCAGCAACAGCAGTTGCTCTTGCAACATCATTTGCTTCTTGAGAAGTCTTAAGAAAAGCTAATCCAGTTTCAGCAGCACCTTTAAGTTTCTTATCTGCTTTATAGTAATTAACCATATCTGTTATTTCACTCTGAGATAAACCTTGTGCTAATTTAGCTTTAGTAAAAAGATCAATTTGTTGATTTTCATCATCACCAATAACTATTTTACTATAATCTATATTCTGAGTAAAATTCTCTAATGAACCATTTATTGTAAGATGTTCTACAACTTGTTGTAATATTGGAAACTTACTAAATAATTCTTGTTCATATTCAGTAGCACCTAATTTACGTCCTTCTTTATAAACATCTTGAGCATATTGAGTAAGACCAGGAACTGTATTTTCATATGTAACCGGTTGTCCAGTATCACTAACTGGTGTTAAATTAGTTGCTTTCTGAATCTCATTAATATAATTTACTTCTTCGTTTTCAGATGCAGTAAGTATTAATGTAGTTAATTCAGCTTTAGTCTTAATAACTTTTCCAGTAGCGTCTACTGCAGCACCATCTTTATTAATCTTATATTTAACTTCATCAAGTTCTATTTCAGCACCATCAATAAGTTGTGCTTCAGCAGCAATTGTTTGCTCTACAAGACGTTTTGCTGTTTCTTTTTCAGCGTCAGTTTGTGCAATCTGTGAAGTAGGTTTAAGTTTTTCTAACTCATCTTTAGTTTTAAGAACTGTACCTTTATCATCAACAGCATTACCATCTTTATTTATTTTAAAAGTATCATTACCTATTACTAAATCTGTAAGTTCAGAAGTAATAGGAGGAGGTGTAGGATTTGGATTTCCTCCACCAATTGGAACAACAAGTTTTAAATCAGCCATCTTTTTAGTATTTATCAGTTAATAATCTGTTATATTTCTAAATTTACTTATATTATCATTTCTATTAGCACCACCATTAGAAGTTCTAAACGTATATAGGGGAAAGGATAAAATTTTACTTCTTTGTAGTAGTATTTGCTTTACGTTCAGCAAGTTTAACTTTTATTCTATTATTTCTTTCGGTACTAGCAATTTGTTTCTCCTTTAATACATTCTTAGTATTAGCATCATTCTGTTTAAAATTCAATTGATCACGTTTTAATGAATTATCTTGAGTAGTACTATTTTCATCAAATTTATAATCATCACCAGTAGGGATATCTGCTTCTATTTTCATTTCTGCTACTGTAATTGCAGTATCTTTAGAATTATCAGAAACATATTTAGAAGTTTCATTAATACTTTCTTGTCTTGCAGTTGCACTATCAGCAACATATTTTTGAGTATCAATTTGTCTTTGTTCAAGATCTGCTTTAAGTTTCTTATTTACTTCTGCAATTTCATGTATTGCCTGTCTTAACTCAGGAACACTATCATAACTAATACATGCAGCAGCAGCTTCTATATCTCCATTCTGCCCTGCATTAAATCCAAGTTGTTTATATTGATCTAATTTATCTTGATCTATTTTAGAGTTTTCAACATGAACACCATAATCAGATTCTCTATGGGATTCTAAATTAAGATCAACATAAATATATTTACCAGTAGTTTTATCTAAATAACTTCCTCTCTTTTCATCTTGATATGCAATTTTACTAAATTCAAGATCAGCCATATGATCTTTCTCAAGTGCAGCATTAAACATTGTAATAGATAACACATTACCTAATGATGCTCTATATATTCCTTCTTGCATAACACCTTTACCTGTACTAGGAGCAATATCACCTAAACGGAAATTGTTCATATTTGCAATTTCCATAGCTTCAGATTTATATTTATCTCTGATATCAATAAGTGTTTTAAGATAATTAGCAATCTCTGGCATATTAACAACTCGAAATCCTTGAGCAATAGTATTAAAATCTACAGATGTATCATCATATATTAAAGTATTATCTGCTTTAATATAAAACATTTTTTCATCTTTAGTTCCAGTAGTATCACTATTCAACATAGATTGTGGAATGACTTGAATATATCCCTGATACTTAGCCATAGTACGTTCTTGCTGAAGAAGAATCATTCTATCTATAATAATATAAGGAATAAGTCTTTTAGGAATAGGATTCTGTTGTATATTACGAAGAATACCTTTTTTTCCACCAACTGGAAGTTTAGGAGTTAATTTATGTTTATCATATCTCTGAACATCACATGGTTCAGGAGTTAAATATACTCCAGTAATTTCATTACCAAATCTTCTACCAATATATACTTCTTCTATCCATTCTTCTCTAACTTCAACATCTTCTATGGTTTGTACATATTCTTCTGGAACTGCTTCTTCAAGAGTATTTCCCATAGGATCAACATACTTTCTAATCTTAACAGGAACTTCAGTTCTCCAAATAGTAATATATTCATCTAGTACTTCATAATTATCAGTAACATCATATTCTTTACTACCATTCAACATAAAACCTTCTTTCCTACTTGTATCCCAAGTTCTACTTCCTAACCATTCACCTTTAATAGTAAATTTACCATATGCATTTCTTGCAAGTTGTTCAAGATAAGTTCTTTCTTCACCACTTAATTTATTCCAATATAAAGATTTTACTTTAGTTAAAGTAGTTTTACGTTTAATTACAAATCCAGTATAATCTTCAACAAACTGTTCATCATTATAAATAGGATAACCTTCAAGTGGAGATATAAGAGAAGTATAAACTTCATTGTTAATTACTTCACGATAAGTATAGAATTCTTCACAAGCCCACCAGTAAAAGAAAGATTGGATTCGCTTAGTGTCAAAATCATTAACATCATTAATTAATTTAAGAGTATGAAATCCTTGTATGGCTCTATCATCAATCCATTTTTCAATAAACTTTTTAGCAAATGTTTCTATATCTGGAACTTCTTTATTCTGAATTCCAGTAGGAGGATTATTAGGATCTTGTTGTTCTTGTTGTTTACCATAGAAATCATTTAACATATTAATAAGAGCTTGTTCCATAAGCTTACTAACTTCAGCATTAACTGCTGCATCTCTCTTTAATACACTATCTTGATTATTTACAGTAACTGTAAACTTATATGGTAATCCAATATACTCACCTATATTACGTTCTCTGACCATATTAACTAAATCAGTATCACGTATCTCACCAGGAAGAGTTCCAATTGCTTTCTTAGTTTCCTGATTTATAATAGGACTAATCATATACTTAATAGAGTCGGTACTAATTATTCCATTAGCAGAATCTAACCATGATATCAAATCAGCTTTAGGATTTAAAGCAATAGCTTTATCAATAAGATAATCATATGTAGGTTTATACCAAGAATCTTGTTCTTTTGCACTTCTTGAAACTCGTTGTTCAGGATATGTAATCATTCTAATATCTTATTAATTTTTATATAAACCTATACTACTTAGAAAAGTCCCTTGTCCTTGTTGATAAGTAGGCTTCTTTTTCTTAGCAATATAAGCTAATCTTTCAAATGTTAAAAGCCTTAAAGCACTAATCCTATCAAAGTTACCTTTACTATTATATTGTTGAAGCTCAAGTAAGGTAGGTAGGTCAGGTATATAATGCAAACGATATACATAGCTACCATCCTCGTTTACATTTATGATAGTATATAACCATTGTTTTAATTGTATTATTCCAGTAACTGCATTATCTCCTTCACCAATATAAACACCATATTCATTTACTCCGCCTTCCATAACTCTATTGTTTACAACAGCTAATGGATTTTTTATTAATCTATTTACTTTATGCCATACTTTAAAATCTGCAACAACTGTACCTCTATCTGTTTCTGGAAGTGCTTTAGCATTATAATACTCAACTCCTTTTAATGCTTCAATAGAGCAATCTGTTTGTGAATCATCTCTACGTCCTACATAAATAGCTTGTATACCTTCAGGTACACCAAGATCATTAGGATATGATAAAACATAAATTGCATTAAGAGAATTTTTAGTATTAACTTCTTTTATAGTTTTATCTTTACCAACTGTATCTATAACTTCATAATAAAGATTATTTGGAATTAATCCATCAAATCGTTTTGGTTCATGAAATATTCTCCAACATCCATATACATCATCTTCTTTTCTAAAGGGTACATTCATTAAATATGAATGAACTTTATCTCCTCTTTTATATAATTCATCATTAGTTTTAAATTCAACAGTGGATCTTTCTATTTCTCCATTTGCTTTTTTAGTAACAACATTTTCAAATTGACCTTCTCTATATAATATAGTACTTTGATTTGCTCTAATAAACTTTACATGTTCATCTAATTCAGTACTACTAAATATATTTTCGGTTGAAATATTAAATGCTTCGCTAGGAGAATTAGCTCTTTGAGAACAATATACAGAATAATCTTCACTAGTTAAATGTCTACGCTTAGCAATTTTATCTTCAATATCAATATTATATGATTCAACTAAATAACTATTACCATTAATATCCATATGAGGTTCAAAGTCCCACATCTGTGGATGAAAGAAGCCACAAGTATTATGTCTAAGTCCTTTATCCCAGATATTTTCAAAAGGCATCATATTATTAATCTCAGGATGAAAAAACATATTACTAAAAGGAAGCCAGTTTGCACCTTTAGTTCCTCCAGTTCCATATGCTCTTATTGTACCTACAGATTCATCACCACTTTCTGTAGAAGATAAAGTAACGTTAACTGTTTCTTGTAAATTAGGAAATACTCCAGATTCTTCAAAGTCAATTTCAACTGCACCTTTACCAACTACAGCATTTGGATTATCTTTACAAGTAACACTTATTCCACTACTTCTAAATCCATATTTTTTATTACCTGTTTTACTAAGTTTATATCCAAGTTCAATTGCAGTAAGGTCTTCACTAAGATACCCACGTCTCCAAAATGTATGATTCTCATACCAATCAAGACATTTCTTTAACATATCACTAGTAGCACCAGGTTTAGTCAAGAAAGTAATATCCCATGCTGCAAGTACAATAGTAGTACTAGGATTTAAATTCATAGTATTAGCACCTTGACTACCTCTCTTATGTGAATATCCTTTACGTCTAGATTTACCTTTACATAAATGATAATTATTTCTAGCTATAAATTCATCAATTTTAAAGTTCCAATAATCACCATCCCAGAATCTAGGAAATCCATCTATTCGCTTCTGTTTAAATTTACCTGCTTTATTAAGCTCTTCACGTTCAATTTTAGTAGGTGTACGTTGAATACGCCCATAGTTTAAATAATTATAATGATCACCAGTTATATGTAAAGGATGAAGAAAACTTAATCTTTCTTCATCTGTAGTACATAAATTATATGCATTAATATCTTTTCTATAGAGTTTACAAGGAGCAGTCATACCAACACGTCTACGCATTGTTTCTTGCTTCCAAAACATCTTATATCCTATAGTGTCTGGTTTATCATTATTATAAAATCTAACACTATCATTTTTTCCACTAAGTTGAAATTTTCTAGCTGCTTGTGTAAAATGATAGGTATTAACAAATATAAAATCAATCTTCATAAGAAATCCACCAGAATCTCCTACAAGAAAATCATCATCTAAATCAGTATAGTTTTTAGAAGTAGCAGAAGTATAATGAGTTTTATCTTCAAATATATAGTCTATAAAAGGATGTAGACCAGGAATATATTTATATACTTCTTGATTAATCATTTTATTTTATAGTCATGTTTACAATCATTACATCCTTCTCCAAGCCAAAATTTAAAACAAAGTGCTCCACAACAACCTACTTTTTTAAGTCTAGATTTTCGTATTGATTTCATTAATTCAAATACATTATATGTAATGCTTCTAAATGTTCTCTACCATCAAATGAATTATGAATAACAATCATTTCTCCATCTTCATAAACAACCATAGGTTTACACTCACAAGTAGAATTTTCTACATGTAATTTTAAATCATTTGTAGGTATTACATTAAATATTAGAAGTTTTGATATACTATTTCTAATTCTTCACTTATTTCTATATCAATAGGATTCTTATCCCATGTTATACCTTTAAATATTCCATAACAACCATCTAATATACGTGCCACATATTCAGAACAATAAAGTCTATGAGTAGAACTATATCCTTTAGGTCCAACCCAATGTCCAGTAAGAACTAATATTATCTGAAATAGAAAATTAAGAAAATCATATCTATGAGGAATAAGGACATAGTATATTGCATCTTTACTTAAATCAGGATCAACTGATCTATTAATAATTCTTTTTATTCTTACAGTATTTTTATCTAAATAATCAAATATAGGATATCTAACTTCAATACCAGAAGCATTTGCTTCTGCAACCATTAATACATCCCATATATTAACTACTATAGCACAATGACTAGGAATAAAATCTACTTTATAATTACGTTTCTTTGCATATATAGTCATAAAATATCTAATGATTTTAGATAACCAACTTCCACTTTTAGTAAATAAAACATCACCGACTTGAGGTACATACTTTGGTTCCATATTAATTTTCTATATTATTATCTGGTTTATAACTATCTGTTATTTCATCACCACCACGCCCAATCTCTTTAGCTTTTTCTTCTTCCTCAAGAAGATTCATTGCAACTTTTAATTGTTTAACATTCTCTGGAACTTTAGTTGCAATATCCATAAGTTGTTTTTGAAATGCAAGTAATTCTCCAGTTTGTTGAGGAGTTAAAGTAGGAAGATCAAGACTTGTTGTAAGAACTGCTTCTATCTTCTCTACAAGTTTATTATTAAATGCAAATATTCTAATTAATGTTTTAATAGCTTTTTTAGACTCACTAAGATGTTCTCTTTCATATTGAGTCATAAGTAAACTAACTAATTCATCAGGTTTATATTCTTTACCTAATCCTGCTTGTGTTGCTGCATATATATGTGCTTCTTTTTCAGACATACCACTCTGAGATGGATATGCTCTATAATCACATCTATAATATACATATGCAAATTCTTTAAAAGCATAAAGTTTCAGGCGACCATCTGGATCGCCTGATACCTTACCACCTCTATCTCGTGATAGTATTTTTTTAATATTACTATTAACACCAATCATATCATGATCTAGTGTAACAATACCATCAACTAGTTTAAAGTATTCCATAAGATTATTTACAACCTCCTTTACCACCAGATTTCTTACCACCTTTTTTAGCCATAATAAATTAATTAATAAATTAAGATACAATAACTGACCAATTCCATTGATTAACTTCATCACCCTTATGAACAGAAGTTATCCAAATATCATTTATACCATCAGTAATAACTTTTAAATTAACCATGTCTTCGCTCCATACACGAACAATAATAGCAGGTAATTGTTCTGCGTGATTAACTTTAGGTCTAATATCCTCAGGTACATTAAAAATTACAATACGTCCAATAGTTGGTTTCATATTTTATTATTTTTTAAGTTCACCCATTACTCCTCTAGAAAGTCTATCTTCAATTCTTGCTTTACAAGCATCAAGATAAATATTTAATCCTTTTAACATTTCTTCATTAAACCCAGAAGGATATTTAGCATTTAGTTTATTAGTTCTATCAATAAGAATATAAACTAACTGTTCAGACTGAAGTCCATCAACCATTGATCCATCATCTTTCTTTTGAACAAATCTAAGATTAATTTCATTTTCTGTATATTCTGCAACACCTTTATTAAAACCTAAAGATGTTTTAGCACTATAGTTATGTGCACCGCCATAACCATCATTATCTTCAACAAAAATTGTTTGTTCTTCACTAGGAAAAACTTTAAATTCTAATTGCTTCATATTTAACTTTTTAAATTCTAACACTACCTAAATAATGAAATGCTCCAACAGCATTAAGTAACCAGATAATAAGAAAAATTACAACAACTACATTAAGTATTGTTTTAATCTTTCCATCCATAGGAATATAAGAGTTCACTAACCAAAGTAAAACTCCTACTACAATTAATACAACCACAATAGTTAACAGTGACATAATTAATTTAATTTAGTTTAGAAACTTATTTAATTTGTGTAAGATTAACAAATCTAGCTTTAATAGTATATCCTTCTTTAATCTTATTCTCTATTACTATACGAAGACTTTCTTTCATACCATTATAAATAAATGGTTCTTTAGTAAGATAGTTACCTTGATATGAAGGAGGATTAAATTTAGAAGCAACTAATATACATCCTTCTGTATGTTCATATGATGCACCATTATGTGCAAGGCAACCACTCCAACTTAAATCTCCAAATTTAATAGTATTCTTATCTATTTCAGTATGAAATATAATAGTTTTTTTATAATGATCATTTTCAAATAAACTAACATTACATTCTAATCCACCTGGTAAACAAGTTTCTGCATATACTTTTATATTACTAGGTCTTGCAGTATCTTCTAATGTATAACAATAAAAATCTTTACTAGTAATTAAAGGACTTCTAACATAATCTTTTATATATTCAAAATTCAATGCACCTACTGTAGTTCTAGTAGTATAAAGATATCTTTCAATTACTAACCAAAATTCTTTATTCATTATTTAAATAATTTTAATTGAGTCTTTAAAGTTCTACTTTCAAAATAATGTTTGAACATAGATTCACTATATTTTCTATAATCCATCAAAACTAACTTATTAACTTGTTCAACAAATCCTTGTTCAGTTTCTCGTATCTGATATATAATGTTACCTATGTTAACAAATCCAAATTGTTCTATTAACCATGCATATCCACTAACTTGAAGATTATAATGAACTCCAGTACTATCTTGCAAATAATGAAGAGGATATTTCATGTAAGAATTCTTATAAACAAAATTCTTTGTAGATTTACCTTCTAAATCTTTTTCAAAGTAACCTGCTTCATATTTAATATCGTCTTTATTAGTTTTCCAATCTATAATAATAAATGTATGATCTTTAATAGCAATTAAATCTATCTTTCCAGATATTAATAATTCAACATTATATGCTCCAACTTCTGAATAAAATTTAAATCCACTATTGTGTAGTGTTAATATAGCTTCATATATTTGTGGATATCTAAATGCTATTCCAGTACCAGCAAACCAATCAATAGATAACTCCCCAAAACTATTATCTATAATATCATCAATAGTAAATAATCTATCTTGTATTAAATCTGTTCCTTCTATAGTTCTATATTTAGTTGCTTTCTTAAGTGTATCTTCAAGATAATCATGCTTTCTAGTTCCATTTTCTAAAGCAGTAGTACTAATTAATTTCCATTTTAATTTAATCATCTCAGCAGTCATACCTTTATAAATAGAATATTTAGGATGTGCTGGATTACGGCCAATTCTTTCACAAGCTAATGCAACTCCTTCTGTATCAAACTCTTCTCCATATTTAGGAATAACAGTTGTAACACTAGTATAAGTATTACCTCTATCATCTGTATATTTATGAAGTCGTTCATCAAAAAATATAACTTGATTAGTTGTCACTTCTTTAAGAAATTATAATTAATCGTACTATCTCTATTATCAATCTGTTTAAAATATAAAGGAAGAATTATAGCTTTCTTTCTACTTTCAATTTCAGCACTAAGTTTATCATAAGTTTCTTGATCTACTTTTCTAAGATCTTCAACATTATTTTCTCTCTTAACATCATTCTTTATTTGTCGTATTATTTCCAAACTTTCTCTATATTGAAAAGTTCCTATAATAGGTATTGCAATATTTCTTTTATTTCCAATTGCTTTAATAATACTTCTATTCTGTTGATGAAGTATTTCTTTAATAATAAATTCTCTATCATTATCACTAAATCCATTAAGGAAACGTTTAGCATAAATTCTAGCTTTACGTTTATGAGAATGAAAAGAAGGTAGAGTCTTCTTTATAGACTCTACCATATTATTAAATACTTCATCAATAATTTTCATTTAATTATAGTTTGAACAAGATACTCTGGAAATATTCCATAATCAATAACATCAACAGTAGCAGTCTTTGCATTTTGTATTAATAAACTAACTTCACTAGGTTTCATACTTTTATATGTTCTCTGAAGTTCTTTAATGCTATTTCCATTTCCAATAACTTGAATTTGACTATATGCTTGATTTATTAATACAGCAACTTCATCACCAATATTTAAATCAGCTGGAACAAGTGGTCCAAATGCTACTACTGTAAAAGTAGCTTTATTCTCTTTAGTAGCTTCACTAATCTTACCACTACTAATTTCCATAACACTGCCTGTAGTTTCAATTTTAATAATAACATTGTTACCACGAGGAACATGGTTAACAATAGATTCTGCTTTACCTTTTAATAGAGTCTCCATTTTAGATTAATTTAATTAGACATTATATGATACAAAGATATGTAATTTTTTTCAGATATAAAAGTCAATTTTGACTAAAATTGTTGTATATAATATAAAGGTATATAAGGGAGTCAAATTTTGAGTATTAAAAGAAGATACCCTAGATGTATTAGACCTAGGGTATCAAATCAATAAAACTAACATAATCATTTAAATAGAACAAGGAGTTCATTTAGCAGCATTCAGGTCAGAAGCATTAACTTGATCAGTATCATTATTTATTAGTTGATTCATCTTCAGTTATTACAGTTCCTTCTGGATTAGCAGTTTGTGTAGTAACCTTAGTTGCATCATCTACTTTACTATTAACTCTAAGATTATAAAGAGTATTCTTTATAAAATAAAATGTTATTATTGCATCGAGACTTACAAGATATTCAGTAGGAATCTTTATTTTAAAACCATTAGAAGCACTAAAACTAATTATTAAATAAGCTAATAAAACTAATGCTGTATATCCACCAAATTTTCTAACGCTATAAGTACCATCAATATCTTTAAAAGGACTCATAAATTTAATTTTTAATATATACTTAATAAAATTATTGCTATTTTGTAATCTATCTTATGCAGTTTCGTAACATGTTTCGATAGTACTAACTTCTTTATGATCTCTACTATCTTCTTTAATTACTATATCTTCTCCATCTCTACAAGATGTAAATATATATAAAATAAATGATATAAACAAATATTTTTTAATAAATTTTTAAAAATAGTTTATCTTGTGATCTATGAATCTCAACTACGTATGTCCTATTATAAGAAATAAAATTTTCTTCAACTCTAGAATCAACGTACTTTCTAACTTTCGATCCAACTTCATCAAACTAAATACTAAAACAAATTAGTTTTAAAACCCCCATAAAAGAAGAATATTGACAAGATGTGGTATATAGTGTATGTTAAGATAAAAAACTGATTGTAAAATATGATATAAAATATGATAGAAAGACTTTTACTGATAGGAATGAAAGAGGAATTATAAAGAATGAAATAAAATATGATAGAAGGATTAATAGTGGTAGAGAAGATGGTGTATATAATAGCGCGTTTGAACCTCCTGATTCATCACCCCCTACTGGTTTTCGACAATGGAATAGCCCGTAGTCATTTTCTAGAGCTATTTCACATTTATTAATTTTCTAAATTTAATTCTTAAACATTATGAAAAAGATTGTAAGAGTGCTCGTGGATCATCTTCGTATTTATCCTGAAGAACGTGAAGTAACTTCAGCTATCAGTAAAACCAAAGGGACACGTGCAGGTGCTCTTGTATTGGTAGATCTATTGCCTTGTTCAGAGGGACAGAGTGCTACCAATGCATTACAGTTATCAGGTAAACAAATTGCTAATCTTGCTAGTATGCACGGTAATGCAATACGTAGTACTGGTAAAGAGGCTTATATGGATCTCTCAACTTACGTCGGTGTACAGCAGAGTGTTGCTTCTATTACTTGTGAAGAACATAAGAAAGGTGACAAGTATGTAGATAGTGAAGGTGAGGAGAAAGAGTACACACAGGACAGTACGTCTTACAGTGTTAACAGCATTGCTCTTCCTGATAAGATCACTGATAAAGTCGTTGCAATGACTATTGAGAAGAATATTAACTGGAAGACTCCTGATAGTCTGGTCAGTAAACTTCTTGGTAACATGGTTCCTTCTGCAGTTGAGGGAGTTGAAACCAAGTAAGGTTGGGAAGATACTGTGGTGATAGTAACAATACTATCACCTTTTTTTTATCGGCAATGTACATATAGTTATTTAATAAGATCATAATACTACTAAAAGCATGAAACCATTAGTTAAACATGGACAGCATATGAGTGAAATCAATGTTAGTCCTATTTCAATAGATACTGAAGTAACTTTAAAAACTACTAATAAAGGTGTAATTGTAATGCAAAATGATGAGATTGTTACACTGTTACAATTTGCAGTAATGCACATAGTAAGAGGTATAAGAGAGATGTATCCAACAATTAAAATGAATGTGATATGAGAGATTGGAGTAGTGCTTCCGAAAGGATGATGAGGGCAAAGATAATGAATGATAGTATTAAAGCTATTGCTACTAAAAAGAAGCGTAAACTATCTGAAAAAGAACTAATGAAGAGAAAGTTCAGAAAGTTCTTGTATGATAATGATGCTTTGTTTACATGGGAATATAATCAGAAGCATTATAGTGTAGGTTATAGTAAAAGTAAGCTATTTAATACAATAAAGGCTGAAAGTTGGATATCTTATGGTTTTAATTGGAATATGACTATTGAAGGTAATGATTATTGGCTTGAGCTTAGTGTAAAGTGGATGAATAAGTGTATATAAAGGACTAATCGCACCACTATTCCAACGACTCTTGTAAAGTCTCCTAAAAAGTCTCCTTTTTCTCTTAATCTACATCTTGTTAAATCTCCTCATTTTCTATCTTCTCTAGCAAAACTTATATTGATATTACTATTAGCACTTTAAAAATAATGAAGTGTAGAGAAGATAGTTTATCTATTAGTACTACTATTTAGCGATAAAGCTTATTTAATTACGTTATTAATACAACTATTTATTATGGTACAACATTTCAGTAAACACAGATTAGATACAGATACAAAGATGTATATAATCGAAGAAGTAAAAGAATTCGTATATACATTACTTATTCTTGAAGGCTTTGCAACTATTATAAGTGTAGGTGGTAATGGAAGATTTCAATTCTTATTGAATAGTACATTATATTCATCTACATTTACAAAGAATGTATGTTTTGAAAAGGATACATTTGGATTTCATAAAGACGATGATCAATATTATGACTATTCAAAGGTAGTATTTGATCATAATATTGATAAAGAATGGAATGAATTATATCATTCACATATCAACAATGGTGATTATTGGAAAGAGTTATAAAATCATTAGTATTTAATAGATAACTACTATTCATACTATTAATAAATAAATTTATGAAAGTATTTGTTATTATCGCATTATCTATTAATATCTTAGTATATTTAATAGGCATTATATCTACCATTGAAAATGAAGATGCAAAAGGATTATTAACTGCATCAATCTTATTTATATTAGCAGTAATTGCATTAGTATTTACTTGTGTATCAAAATTTTGTTAATAAAATTTATTTCTATTTAATTATAAAACTATTTAATTATGTCAAAACATGATGATATATTTAGTCTTGGTAACTTTATAAGTGAACAGACTAAAGCTGGTGGTTTAAATGAAACTATCAATGAAATTGTAAAAGCTCTTTGGAATGAATATAAAGAGTTTGATATTAAAACTGATTGTACTATAATTACTGCTGACTTTGGAAGACTTGGTAGTTTAGTATTTAGAACTGTAGATGAATATGAAGATAATAAACCTTTAATATATAAAGAAGGTTCTTATGATTATATATCAATAATTAGTAAATGTACAAAGCGTATTTTATGGACTGATTATAATGATACAGAACCATATAATAGACAATCTGGTTTATATTGTGATGGTGCATCATTTGAATCGTTAGGACATCCTGTTAAACAAACTAAAGAATATAGAGAGTTTAATTCAACTATTAATTATATTATTAATATATCATTTGGAGTGTGGGGATATAGTTATAATACATACTATAATTCTATTACATTTGGTATATGTATTAAGAATAATAAAGTTGATGAATTTGTTAATAAACTAAGAATTATACTTGGTAAAACTATTTAATTATGAAACCACATGATATATTCAAAGCCTTTGGAATAATAAGTGGTAATTATATTGATTCATATATGAAATCATACGTAAGTCCTATTGATAAAGGTATTATTGGACATGGTATAATATTAAAACCATTAGATATTAAAAACAATCGAGATAAATATTCTCAATTATATCGTAATGATATTAAATTAAATGAGAATATATTTAGATTAGGTGGGATGTCTAGTGGATTTAATAATAAGTCATATTGTAATCTTATATATTACGGTGTTGATAGAACTAGTTTAATTGACGCTACTACAATTGGACATTCTGGTAATCATTGTATCATTGATATAAATGGTGATATTAAATTTATGTCACCTGATACATATGAAAGTGTTTATTATCATCAAGGAGTTATATGTTCTATGAAGAATGTATATTATAATCTTCTTAATGGTAAACGTATAATTGAAGGTTCACAAAGTATTAAATCTAAAGATTTTTTATTTGTTGAACATGCTTATGATTGGTATAATAAAGATATGCCTTTAGGTGTATATAAGATTAATTGGAATACAGGTGAAATTGAATATTTTAAATAACTATTTAATTATGGACATAAATACTATTGATCATTGGATATTTCTAGTTAAGAGAAAGATTACATTTTTCTTTTATCCTGAAAGAAATAGATTAAGTAAACAAGCTAAACTTAATCGTAAAGTTGCTAATATTATTAAAGAATATTTTGAATGTGATCTTGGTGATCGTTCCGTAAGTGTAAGTGTTCTTGGTTTAACTAGAGTTTCTGTAAAAGAGAAAAGGACTATAGTTCATATTACTATTGAACTTTATAGACCTGGATTATTTATAGGTAAAGCAGGTAAAACATTTGATGAAATTCAGAATAAGATTAGTAATCATTTTGATAAGAAAGTTAAAATACATATTATTGAATCTAATCTATTTTAATTATGTTTAAAAAATGTAAAGTTATTCTGCTTCCTACTAATAAAGCAGAAAATGCTTTGATATTACATAATAGAGGTGTTAATCCTTTAGAATATCATGGTAATAAATATCTCACAAGAGATTATTTAAAGAGTGTTGGTGCTAAAGCATTTCATTTATATATTATATCTAATGATGAAATTAATATTGCTGATAACTTTATAGGTTTATTTGATGAAAATAATGGAACAATATATAAAGCAATTAATGATTATCCTTTACCAAACACTTGCAAAAAAGTTATTGCTTCTACATATATTTCTTTTCTTAATCTTCCTTCTTTAACTAAAGAACAAATTGAATTATATTGTTCTGAATATAATAAAGGAAATAAGATTGAAGGAGTAATGGTTGAATATAAAAATATATTTGATCCTGAAGGAATAACTATTATAGATGATCCATCTAGTATAATATCAAATGATAATTTAAAACTTAAATTAGTTGATAATCATATCATTATTAAATCAATTAAAACTAGTTGGACTAGAGAAGAAGTAATTGAACTTATGTGGAACATTCGTAATATTCAATATACTAGCAATCTTACTAATAATAAAAAGATATTTAATGAATGGATTGAATCTAATTTATAAACTATTTAATTATGAAAAAATATATTATTTTATTAGCATTAGTATTATATGGTTGTACAAAACAACCTATTGAGCCTATTTCAAATGATATAAAATTATCTTTTGATTATACTCTTCCTGTTAAATCAGGAGATATGACTACTAAAGGTAGTTCACTTAGTTATATAAACTTTTATAATAAATATATAGCAACTAAGATACTAACACCAAAGACTTATAATTTAAATTTTATAAATCTTGATAATAATTTTAGATATGGTGCTAGTGGAATATGGGAAGCACATGATTTAATCTCTATACCTGCAGGTAGATATCATGTAATTGGTGATTCTAGAGCAGATGAAGACTGTAGTGATATTTGTTCATTTTTATTTAATGATACTATTACTATTTCATCTGCTACTATTACATTACAGTTAAAAGCTAAATATGCTTGTTCTTTGATTTTACTTGATACTACTAATATTGGATGGACACAGTTTTCAACTACACATCCTAATACTGCTGTTATTGCAGATGGTATGATGAAAACTGATGATTTATTTCATTCATTTATTAGTGATCAGGTTAATGGATCAAACTATATTAATTATAGTATAGATTTATGGATTTCTAAAAGAGCTGTAAATGGTGCTGCTGGTGGTACAGGAATGTCAATATCAATAACTAGTTTTAAATGGGAAACTGGTAAATATTATTATATTGAAAATACTGGTAATACATATGTTATTCCAATGATGATAAATAAATGAATTATGGAAACTCCCAATAAAGATGAGAAAGTAGAATATAAGTGGATAGATAGGTGCTTCACTAGAGATGATCTTGAACATGCGTTTAAAGCAGGTATGAATTTTGTTAATGGATCTAAAATAAATTTTAGTACATGGTTTGCAAACTATTTAAAACAACTTAATAATGCTTAATATACTTATAATTTTAATCGTAATATGTGTTGCTTTTGCATTAACAGAAGCAACACTATTTATTGCTATATGGCAAATACTATTACTAATTAACATGATTCATAATCCATATCGCAAGTACCATATATTTGCATTCTTTGGACTATTAACTATGATGGTATTAGTAGTAATAAAGTTCTTTCAACTATTTATTCCATACGCTAAATTATTAGACTTATGAAAACAATTAATGAACTTCTGATTATTATGCGTGATAATATTGATAAACTTCAAACAGGTTTATGTTTATTATATGATACCTTATATTATGATTGTAAACTTATAACTTTAGACGAAGCTATATTATTAAAAAATTACATTAATAATAATGCTCCTACTATAAAATCTAAGTTATTTGAACCTCATGATAGTATATACTATTGGCCTGTTGAAGCTAGAGTTGGTAAAATAGAAGCTATTAAACCTAGACTAAGATGGCTTAACTATCATATTAAAATAACTTCTAAAAAGAAATAATATGAGAAACCTAGAATTAGAAAAAACTCTTTATACATATATAAAAGAGAATGAAACTGAGCATATAGACTTTGTTAATATAATAAATGCTTTTCCTAAATATAGTTATATTACATTAATGCAAAGTCTTGTTGATCTTAGAATACATCATAAAATAGAAAGAATTCAACTATTTGGTGGATATCATAAATATATGGCATTATGTTAAACTATATTAAATATCATAAAGAATTTATAGCTTTTTTAAAAGATAATGGAGCATTTCATATGTTTCATAATCATTATGCTTTAAATAAAAAACTTCCTGAAATAGAAAGAAGATTACCTGGAATATTTCCAATAGATCTTTCTGTTTATTATGAAACTAATGATCCTGTATCGTGGATTAGTAATGCATTTTGGTGGTCTGGTAAAGATTATGAACTATGGCAAGAATTACATAATAAATGGAATGCAAAATTGGGTGAATTAAAACAAATAGAATATAAATCATGAAAAAGCAAATTAAAAGATTAGCAGATAATACTGCAATAAGAAAAGGTATGTATGTGCATACTATTGATAAAGTTAATGATATGTTTGCTGGAACAGAACAACAAACATTAAGGATTAAATTAGCATATGAAAAAGACGGAATGTCTCATAGCGGATTACTGGTTGGTGAAGATGATTGTTATACTAATGAATTATTATGGTATAAAGTAACTAGTCTTCGTAAAGCAACTGAAAATGAAATTAAAATATATAAAAAGGAACATGAAAAAGCAAATTAGACCTTTAATATTTCTTATAACAGTATTTATCTTTGTAGTAATAACAGGATTGTGTAGTTGTAATTATTATGCATATCCTCATACACCTACTCAAATAGAAACATACTATCATAGTGAGCCTACTAAAATGACTGCTGAAGAACAGAAAGCCGATAATGAATATCAACTCTGGAGAGCAGAGCAATTATCTAAAGGTATGGAATGTACTGGAAAAGGTGCAAGAAGTACTGATTTGGATGTTGTTAAAAATATGTCTACTAATCCTAATACTTCTACTAGAATAGATCTTACAGTTAGAAATTCTAATCCGTATAAAAAGTAATTCAGTTATGAAACTAGTAATAGCCAAAGTATGTATAGATTTAATAGGTGAAGAATATCTAGAATTTCATGATGGGCGAACAGGTCATCCATTCATACTAGATATGTCCATCTGTAAGATTTCTACTAAAGAACGTGCTATTGATTTAGAAGCACAATTTACTATATTATATCCATTTCCAGAATATCGTATGGAATCAATGGTTATAATAGAAGAAGAATCCTTATTTGAATTAGTATTTGCAGCATCTAATTTTGCTTCATTTACAATCTTATCAGATTAAATTTAACATATTATAGTGTTAGATGTAAAATATTTTTATTAGCACCAGTAAATAAGTGCTATTATCATTACTATTATTCAATAATTTTTTGTATATTTAAACAAATTTAATCTATTTAATTATGAAAGATGATGCAGTTATAATAGAAGGTACAATATTAGTTGCAACAGAAGATCAACTTACTAGTTGTGGTATCTTATATTTAAAGAAAGGTTCTATTGTAAAAGTAGCCAGATATGTTAAAGATTGGCATGATGATATAAAAGTATTTAGAAATCATGAAGCCGAAGATGATGACAATACTCATTGGTTAGCAAAAGAAAAAGCTAGATTAGCTACTAATGATGAGATTATTATGTGGGAAAATGATTGTTATTTTATTAATGTTATTAATACTATTTAATTATGTGTGAACTTACTAGAATAACTAAACGTAAATCAGCTATTATTTATAAAGCTGTAGAAAAGGATGTTAATGGTAACTATTATTCTTATTTTGCTGGACTTCCTATAAAATTAGGTAAAGTAGACAGTACTACTAGAATACATACTTATGATAATATTAGAAGTCATACTGGAACGATTATAACAAGTCTTCCTTGTGGTAGAGATACATTAGCTATTGGAAGAACTATGGGTGTTATTAAATTATCTGTTGTAAAACAAATATTTAATAATAATGTTATTATATTAAAAATGGAAATTGGTGGTTCTATTGCTGAAGGTATGTGGGATAAAAATCTTGTATTAGCAGGTACTGAAATTATATCATTTAAAGAAGTAAAAATATGAATCTAGATTTACTTATAGCACTAATTCTACTTAGTATTATTAGTGCTTTTATAGGATTCGGATTCAATAGAATGCAAGATCCTGATATGATATTTCAATGGTATAGAGAATGGCTTAATAGAATGCCATATATACCTATTAAAAGATATCAAATTGACTATCTATCTACTGTTAGTAATCCTAAACCTATTCTTACTACTATTAGACATAAAAAAAGTATGTTTCTCTATTATTTAAGTAAACCTCTAGGTCTATGTATTATATGTAATACAACGTGGATTGGAATGATTTTAACCACTATCTTTCTTTTTAAGGGGGATTGGATAATTATTCTATATGATCTAATTGTAGGTTGTAGTAGTGCTGGATTAGTTGTACTTATTGTTAATAAATATAATCAATTACAAAGAAATAAATGATATGATAACAATAATTATCTTAATAGTAATTTATTTACTATCAGTATATTTAGTATGGAGATATGCTCATATAGCATATTCAGAAGATGGTATTTGGGATGGAGACAAGCCTGATGGTGTTATAGCAATGCTTATGATACTTCCTGGTGTAAATACGGTTGTAGGTATTATATTTCATTTTATACATTCTCCATATGAAAATAAAGAATATACGTTTCTTAATAAACTATTTAAATTAAAGAAATAATCTATGATAACTTTTAGAGTTACCAAACAAGACTTTAAAGTAAACACTTTCTTTACAAAAAAGTCTACATCAATTGCTAATTCACAATTAGCATTTGGTTATTTAAAATCAATTGATAAGAAAGGTAATTGTATTGCTATTTGGTATAGTAATTTTATTAAAGCTGAACTTCACTTTAAATTAAAAGAACTTAAAGTGAACTATAAATCTATTTATCCTTATTTTAATAATAAAGTTATGAGAGGTGGAATATGGAAACATAGTTATCTTACTTTATTAAATAATATATGTCCTGAAAGAGGATTCAGTAGAATTAAAGTTGATAAGATGACTTATAAGATTCACCCCTTAAAAGGAAATGATGTGATTATAAGTAATGCACGTAAAGTACTTGAACATAATCTTACAGTTCTTGAAGGTAAGATTATAAAAACTAATAAACATGTTTTTGATGTAAAATCAAAAGATGGTACATTTAGTTTATTAAGATGTGATTTTGAGATTCTTCCTCAAGATTATTTTATATTATTAGCTATAAGATGTAATTGATATGTTTAATTTTGTAGATAAAGTAGTAGAGTCACTTAAACATGAGCATACTCCTGGTAAGAGAGTAAGTGTTAAAGTAATATGGAAAAATGGAGTATTTGTAGGTAAATATGGTGATAAACTAGTTAGTATCGCTGATTATGATGATCTTACTAATTGTAAGTGGCTCTACGCTTTACCTACTAATACTTATTATACTCCATGGCATAGAAGTCCTTATGATGCACCTGTTAAACCTGATAAAAATGCATTAGAAATGCGATTAAGATTTTGGGGTAAATATAAAACAGGTATGACTATATATGGTAAGATAGTTGATAATGTATTTCATGAAGTAAAACATAGAGATAATGAATCCGGTATTCCAAAAGTTATTGCAGAACAAATCAGCGATGCGGCCATTCATCCAGTGGTATGATGGAAAGTATCCTAATTCTCTTGCTATATTTCAGAATCTTCCTTTTGAACATCAACTTGGTGTATATTTAGCCTATTTTGAAACATTATATAAATTATATATAATTGTTAGTCCTAAAGGTTATAGTGTACAATTTGTTGATAGTAGAACTATTCCTCTAAGTACTAGAGAATCTATGGCATATAATCATTATAAATTTGATTATAATGAACCAAAGAGTATTATATATGGCTATGAATTAGCTATTAATTGGTTATTTGAAAATTATGATGTACCCTTCTGAAAATGAAAACAAATAGAGATATTACTTATCCTATTGCTAAACAAATAACAGCAATAGCAGTAGATAGATTTGAAATAAAAGGTGAACCTAGACAATTTACAGTACAAATTGATCCTCTTATTTCTAATATGATGTTTCATAGAGAACTTGAAATAATAGCTCATGAAAGACTTACTACAATAATGAAATTATCTAGAATACTAGATGATAATATGTTGTTTACTGTTGCTGATGCTTTAGATTTAGAAGTTAATATTAAAAAAGATAAATAATTATGAAAAATACAGAACTTCCAACATTACCAAATGGATTACCTACTTATAAACTTATGAGATATAAACCTATTGATAAAAAATGTAAATTTATATCTTTAAATGAACCTATTTTAATGGATGATGTTAATAATCCAGGAAGTAAGATTATGACTAAACCATTAACTATAACAATTAAAGTATTTCTAAAAGTTGAAGGGATTAATGCTAATTATAATATTGAAGTTA